ATGGACACCAGTGTTCTTCCTAACGATACCCAAGGTTTCCATACGGAGCTTCAGCTCTCCCTGGACAAGCTCCAGAAGCGCGAGGACCGAGCGGTCTCCAGCGCTGGCTTTGGATCCACCATCGGTGGAATGGCCATCACCTCCAATTACATTGGCAAGGTGACTGAGGCTATCCGTGAGGATCTCAAGGAGCGCCCGCGGTCGAACACCTATGTGTTCCGTCTCCACCGCTTCCTGCGCAAGCTGGAGCCCGAGGTCATTGCCCTGGCGCTGCTCCAGGCCGGCCTCCAGTTCTGTGGTGTCGAGGGTAAGTCGACCCACCGTGACGTGGTGCTCCGCATCGCTCGTGCCATCAACGACGAGCTATGGGCAGTCAATCTGCTCAAGACCAACCGGGTGCTCGGCACCCAGATCCAGAAGAAGGTGAAGGAGCGCTACAGCTCGACCGAGGTGCGCGTGAAGGCCGCCAAGAAGCTCGCCGCCAAGGGCGACGCTGACGGCAACTCGTTCGTGATGCAGGAGTGGAACAACTACGAAATGTCCCACGCCGGCAATTGGGGGATGACCATCCTCCAGAAGGCCATGCCCGACGTGTTCGAGCTGACCGAGGCCGCCGTCTTCAAGGGTGAGCGCATGTGGCGGGTGACCGACCACGGCCTGGATCTCGCCAAGGCGGCTGTCCGCGAGGCGGTGCTCAAGTCCCCAGTGTATCAGCCGAGGACCGAGCCGCCGAAGCCCTGGGACACCTTCATCATGCGGGTGTCCGAGGATGACCGCACGCTCGACCGGGCCCAGCTGATCCGCACGTTCCACAAGGACGTCATGAGCGCGGCCAAGCACGGCATGCGTACGGGCGACATGGCGCCGGCCGTCAAGGGGCTCAATGTCCTCCAGGCGGTGCCGTTCACGATCAACACCTGGATCTTGGACCTGATCATCGACTGCTACAATCAGGACATCAAGGTGAAGGGCGTCCCGTTCCGCGAGGAGCTGGAAGTGCCAGCGCGGCTCCCTGACGTCGAGTTCAAGGCGAAGTCCGTCGAGGAGCGCAGGCTCCTGGCAAAGACCATCAGGGGCCTCAACAAGGCCAACAGGGCCAATGCCGCCGACACCGTGCAGTTCGTAGAGGACATCGACACGGCGCAGCGTACGGCCACCGCAGAGCGGTTCTACACGCCCATGAACTGGGACTGGAGGACACGCACCTACGCTCTCACGCGTTTCAACTTCCAGCGCGAGGACTACGTGCGGTCCATGTTCCTGTTCGCCAATGGCAAGCCCATCGGTGAGGAGGGCCTCAAGTGGCTCAAGATCCACGTGGCCAACTGCGGCGACTTCGGCAAGATCAGCAAGCGGACCTTTGAGGAGCGCGAGCAGTGGACCGACGCGAACCTCACGGACCTCGTGAGCTACGTGGAGGCCCCGCTAGTCAACCTGGGCTGGACGAAGGCTGACAAGCCTTTCCTCTTCCTGGCCGCCGCCAGGGAGCTGGTGTCCGCGATTGATGCAGGCACGAGCTACGTCACCCATCTGCCAACAGGCTGGGATGGCGCGTGCAACGGCGTCCAGCACATGTGCCTCATGACCAGGGATCCCCAGGGGCGTCTCGTCAACCTGACGAACAACCCTGCGCCGCTCGACGTCTACCAAGTGGTGGCGGATCTCGCGAAGCAGCTGATTGAAGCCGACCTGGGCAACATGACGCTGTTCGGCAAGCCGGATGACGACAAGCCAGACCGCAAGACGTTCGCCCCGCGCGACGAGCTGGCGCGTAAGGCCCTCGCGTTCGGCGTCGACCGCAAGCTCTGTAAGCGCAACGTGATGACGTTCAGCTACGCCTCGTCCGAGTTCGGAATGAGCCAGCAGCACTTCGAAGACACGATGCTCCCCCTGGAGCTGAAGGTTCTCAAGAAGGAGCTGGAGGCGCATCCCTTCGGCGAGAACGTGGACGAGTGGAAGCTGGTGTCCCGCTACTTGGCCCAGATGATCCGCACGGCCATCACTCAGGTGCTCGGGCTCCCGGCCCAGGCCATGGCCTTCATGCAGAAGCTCGCCAAGGCCCTGGCGCACGAGGGCAAGCCGCTCAAATGGGTAACGCCGGCCGGCGTCACTTGCATCAACCGCTACCACGAGAGCACCACGCAGCGCGTGGAGCTGTTCGCCTACGACAAGGGCGTCAAGGTCCGCACGCAGATCACCATCGCGACTGGCTACGAACAGGCCATCGCGAAGGAGAAAAGCGCCGCGGGAATTGCCGCCAACCTGACGCACTCCATGGACGCAAGCCACCTCTTGCTGTCCGTGGGCGCTGCTGCCGACGAAGGGATCACCGACATCGCTACGGTCCACGATAGCTACGGCTGTCTGGCCTGCGATGCTCCGCGTCTCATCGACATCATCCGCATCACTCTCAAGCGGATGTACGAAGACCACGACGTGCTCACCGAACTACTGGAGAGCGCGAGGACTGACCTCACGCCGGCTAACCACTGGCGCCTTGACGAAGCAATTGCAGCGATGCCGCAGAAGGGCACGCTCGACCTCACGGAGATCCTCAGTGCGAAGTACGCCTTTGCATAACGCCCGCGATACGCGCGCGGATGGTTACATCTGGTACGGAACGCAATGGTTCATCTCTAACGCCGCCAACCGCATCAAAGGCTCGCTCACCGTAGATCAGGTGGAGCGCATGCTGACCTATATGAAAGGAACGCACTAATGCTCCAACGTCTGCCTGATTACGACACTGTCCGCACGCTCTCGCTTCGGCAGCGTGTGTGGAACGCCCTGATCCCGAAGTCAGCGGTGGAGTTCAAGATCGAGCCCGAGGGCGTGCGGTACCTGCACGCTACCAAGGGCTGGAAGTGGGTCGGCAAGAAGCGCTTCGCTGTGCGGGGTGTCTTTTGATGCTGGACGACTGCGACAGCTGCGACAGCTGCGATGGCACCGGGGAATGTCCCGTGTGCTTCGACAATGGCGACGAGTGCAGCTGGTGCCGCGATGGCGCCTGCTCTGATTGCAACGGGACTGGACTGGGCCCCTTCGTCTGCGAGGAGGTCTAATGCGAGGCCTCGCTTACAACTGCGCGGAGATCATCCGCATCGACAACGAACTGCGGGAGCTGGTGAAGGCCCCCGTCGTCCGCATCACCAGCGACCTCCGCGGCAGCCTTAGCCGGCTCAAGGAAGAGCGCAGCGGCCACGTCCGCGTCATCCAGAACTACAAACCCTGAAGGGACAGCCCATGGAATACCAAGCGAAGCATTCGTCCCCCGACCGCGTCTTCCGTGCGGCCGTCCTCAACGGCGTGCCGGTCCCCGAGCAGACCAGGGCAACCCTGGAGGCCCGTGGGGTCGACACCGCGGAGCTGGAGCAGCGTATCCGGCAGCAGATCGAGTGGAGGCACTGATGTGGGAATACGACAACTACAGCCTTGACGGCGACTTCGTCCACTACGGCCTCGTGTCGCTGCCCTCGTGGTCAACGTGGCTGATCCCAGGCACCGAGCTGGAGGACTAATGCGAGACCGCCACTATCCGGAAGAGCCCTACTACGTCAGACGGTCCCCTAGTGGGGCCGTTGTCGTTTGTTCGGAGCACCTCGTAACTGAGGAGATTAAACCGAGCAAAGCCTACGCCATTGCCGCTGCACTAAACGCCAAACACAAGAAGAGGTCCGCATGATCACCGCACTTAACGCTGCTGACTGGCACGCTGCAATGGCCCTTAAGGCCTACCGGAGGCGTGACTACGAGACCTACACGCGTCACATCCACATCGCGGACGACCTGCGGTATCAAGTGGCGTTCCTGAGAGCCATCGACAACACAGGACGTGCCTAATGGATGGCCCGTACGTAGTCGTCCCCAACGACACCAGCGACGTCCGTGGCTTCGACGTGGTCCGCATGTCGCCCACTGTCATCGCCAAGGAACTCTACCAGGGTGAAGCCGAGGCCCTCGCCTTTGCCCTCAACACGCAGATCCGCAGGATCGAAGGAGACCTGAAGTGAAAGACATTCGTTTCAAAGACAGCGAAGGCTGCGAGCTGGGCGTCGACAGCTACCAAGCGGACACCGCGCGGCCCGGCGACGATGACTACTGCTTCGTGCTCCTCACCTCGGACCCGACGACGGGGCCCAGCCGCATGCACACCGTGGGACTCTCGCGTGCCCAGGCCCTGAACCTCGCCAAATTTCTCATTGAGGAGCTGTCCAAGTGAAGATGAAGAACCGAGCCACCATCCACATGGGCGCCAGCACGTTCACCGTGGATCTCAACGACGGCAAGGACAATGCCGTTCGCTTCGACCTCTACGCGATGTCGAAGGACGAGCGGAAGAACTTCACCAAGCAGTTCGTGCAGGCGTTCCGTGCAAGCTGAGAAACCGCACAAGGGCTCGATCACGAGCTGGTCGAAGCTGCACATCGACGACACCTTCGGCCTGGGCTGGTGCGCCATCGGCCACAACGCGGAGCACCTTGACTTCGGGAGCGGCGTGATCCGCACGAGCTACGTGGTGAAGCACGACGAAGCCACGGGCGAAATCGAAACGCGCAACAGCCGGTACACGCTGGTCGGCCCCGAGCTGACCTGATGTTCGAGCACATCTTCGTCGCCTACATGGCGGCGGTCCTGATCGTCGGGGCGCTCTCATGCTTCGCCGGGGATTGATCACGGGGGCCCTAGTGGCCCTCGTTTCCATTTGGGCGACTGCCGCCATCGGCGCGCAAGCGCCTCTTCTCGCAGGGCCCTCCTGCACCTACGATTACCCTCGGGGCTTCAAGGTCCCCAGGGGCACCAAGAAGAAGCCGCTGAAGATCTGCACTGGCGGCGACCTTCAGACCACATGGGGTGCCGTATGCGTGCCCCGCTACACAGCATAACCAGCCACCTATTTACGAAAGACCATACGCTTTTTCATGGCCAAGAAGATTACTGCCACTCTGCCGAAAGGCACCCTTGTCTTTCCGAAGCTCAACAAGGTTGACGACTTCAAGGGCAAGCGCACGTTCAAGACCCGCATCAAGTTCGACGACGAGAACCACCGCAAGGTAGACGCGTGGCTCAAGAAGGCCGCTAAGGAGCTGGGCCAAGCTGACGCCAAGCTGCCCTGGTACAAGGACAAGAAGACCGGAGAGCTGACGCTCAAGGCTTCTTCGGGCGAGAAGTATCCCCCGGCTCTCCTCGACGCTAAGGGCCGTGAGGTCCCGAGGGCCAAGGTCGAAGTCGGTGGCGGCACCATCGCGAAGGTCGACGTCACCGCCGCGTACTACGAAGGCTTCGGCGGCGGCATCAATCTGTACATGAACTTCGTGCAGATCATCGAGCTGCAGAAGCGCGGCTTCAATGTCCAGGAAGAAGAGGGCTTCAGCTACGAGGACGACGATGGCGCCGATGAGGGCGTCACGGGATCGCTTCCGAGCAACGACCTCGACGACGATATCCCTTTCGCTCCCTGCATGTGATGTCTAAACCTGCGCTCTCTATCGAGCCTGAGTATCGCTCAAAGCTCGAAAAGGATGTCGCGGAGAAGCTCGCGGCGGCCGGTGTGGAGTTTGGCTACGAAAGCCAGAACATTCGCTACACCGTGCCGGCCCGTGAGGCCAAGTATCTCCCTGACTTCTCGTTCGATGAATGTCCGATCATCATCGAACCCAAAGGCCGCTTCGGCGGCAACTACGAGGGCTTCCGCGGCAAGCGGATGGGCGGCAGCAAAGACGCTGCGGTCAGGGAGAGACAGAAGTTCGTCCTGCTCAAGGAGCAACACCCAGAGCTGGACATCCGCTTCATCTTCTCCCGCGCCTCAACCCCGATCTACCCGAAGAGCAAGACCTCGTACGGCAAATGGGCAACGGACCACGGTTTCAAGTGGGCCGAGAAGACCATGCCGGACGCCTGGGTCGAAGAGATCAAAGCGTACCTGAAGCAACCCAAGAAGAGGAAGTGACGACATGGCGAAGTCCAAGTTCAAGATTGGCGACAAGGTCATCAGCCGCGAGAAGGACTCGTGGACCACAGGCCTCACCGGTGTGGTCGTTCCGCCCTACGGAGGCGATGAGGACTTCACGAAGCTGGTTCTGGTGAAGTTTGCCAATGCCGGCGGCCTAGGCCACAGCGGCGGCCCCAACTGGTACGTCAACGCCAACGACCTGAAGCTCGCGCCGAAGGCTGACACGTTCACCATCGGCACCACCTCGGATCTCACTACGGACATCAACCTCCCCGAACGGCTCCGCAAGATCCTCGGCCACCTCAAGGCCGGCAAGCGGATCACCAACGTCGAGGGCCAGACTGTCTATGGCGAATATCGCCTGTCCGACGTGATCCACAAGCTGCGCGGTGCCGGTTACGACATCATCACCACGGTGAAGAAGGACGAGGCTGGCCGTCGCTACAGCAGCTATCAGCTCGCTGCCTAAATGGCTTCCAGTAAACAGGCACTCGCTGATCGCCTCCTTGCCCAAAGCGAGGTGACGCCCAGCGGGTGCCGAGAGTGGTCTGGCGCGACCACTCGCAACGGATATGGTAAAATAACAGTCGAGGGTCGCACCAAACTCCCACACAGGGAGGCGTACGCCACATTCAAGGGCATCATTCCTGATGGGTTTGTGGTCAGACACACGTGCGATAACCGTATTTGCATAAACCCTGCCCATCTCGTTCTAGGAACGCATGCCGACAACTCGGCTGACATGGTGGCTCGGGGTCGGTCAGCAGCCGGCGCGCGCAACAGCCGGGCTAAGCTCTCCCCAACCCAGATAGCTGAGATACGGCAGTCCCCCAAGCGCGTATTCGAGATCACCGCAGAGTACGGCATAACGCGCGCCCACGTGTGGCGCATCAGAAAGGGCGTGCAGTGGCAGCATGTGTGAAATCGAACTGCCCATGCGGCGTGAGCAGCGATGCTTTTGCCACATACGATGACGGAGGCGTCTGGTGCTTCAGCTGCAATGATCCTAAAAACTTCAGCCAAGCAGGTAAGGTGAGAGAACAAGACGACGATTTCGCCGAGAAGCCTAAGAAGACATTTACGCCACTGAAGGGACATTACGCCGACCTAACTGCCCGAGGCATTTCGGAAGAGACCTGCAAGAAGTGCGACTACCAGATCGGCGAGACGGAGAGTGGCAAGAAGGTCCACATCCAGCTGATCAAGGACGACAACGGCCGCCTGATCGACCAGAAGACCCGCGACAAGGACAAGCAGTTCGCGTGGGTCGGCGGCAGCAAATACGCTGGCATCATCGGCTCATGGTCCTGGCCCGCCAAGGGCAAGTCCGTGGTGATCACCGAGGGCGAGATAGACCGCATGTCGGTCTCGCAGGCCTTCGACAACAAGTGGCCGACCGGCTCGCTTCCCAACGGAGCCTCGACGGCCAAGAAGGCCATCCTGGCGGACTACGACAAGCTCTGCCGCTTCGACAGCATCATTCTGTGCTTCGACAACGACGAGCCCGGCCAGGAGGCCCTCAAGGTCGCCTGTGACACGCTCCCGGTCGGCAAGGTCAAGATCATGTCGCTGCCGAAGAAGGACGCCAACGCTGTCCTCATGGACAAGACCCTGGGCCCCGCGGTGCTCGTGCGTGCCTTCTGGGACGCTACGCCCTACAGGCCCGATGGGATCCGCGAGGGCCGTGAGTTCACCCGCGAGCGCATGAAGCAAACGCGCAAGGCCGGCCTGCGGCTGGTCTACCCGAAGCTCGACGAGATGTGGGATGGCATGCGTGATGGCGAAATCACCACCATCTGCGCAGGCTCGGGCATCGGCAAGAGCACCATCGCGCGCGACATCGCTTACCACCAGCGGATGGAGCACGACCTCAAGATCGGCAACATCTTCCTTGAGGAGGACAACGAGACGTCCGTGAAGGCCTACGTGGGCCTGCATGCCGGCGTGCCGCTGAAGAAGCTGATCAAGACCCCGGAGATCCTCTCGGACGACCAGTGGGACGCCTCCCTGGCCGCTGTGATCTGGGACAAGATGATGTTCTACGACCACTTCGGTTCGCTGGAGAGCGACCGCCTGCTCACCATGATGCGGTACATGGCCGCCAGCGGCTGCAGGCGTATCGTGCTCGATCACATCAGCATCGTGGTGTCGGGCCTGGAGAGCGCGGACGAGCGCAAGGACATCGACGTCCTGATGACCAAGCTGGCTTCCTTCGTGAAGGAGACCGGGGTCCACGTCGTCGCCATAGTCCACCTCAAGCGCAGCAACGGCAAGAACTTCAACGAAGGCGGACAGATCAGCGCGAACGACCTGCGCGGCTCGGCCGCCATCGAGCAGCTCTCGTTCAACATCCTGGCGGCCGAGCGCAACCAGCAGGACGAGAAGAAGAAAGCCTTCGCTATGCTGCGGTCCCTCAAGTGCCGCATCACGGGCGAGACGGGCGAAGCTGACTTGCTGAAATGGAATTTGGCCAAGGGCTGCTACGAGCCCGCGAGCGCGGCAGATCTGGCCGAGTTCGATCCACACGATGACACCGAGGATGCAGCTCTTTGACGGCGCTCTACAACGAAATTGACCAAAAGGCTGCGGCGGTTCTGCAGCAACTCATCAGCGACAACGTCATTGCCCCAGGTGTCGTCGACACCAGATCAATCGAGGATATCCAACCTGACGAACTCAGGGACTACACTCAAGTCCACTTCTTTGCCGGAGGTGGCCTCTGGTCCGTTGCAGCCCGAATGGCCGGATGGCCAGACGACAGACCTCTCTGGACCGGCTCCTGCCCGTGTCAGCCGTTCTCGGTCGCGGGCAAAGGCCGCGGAGCAGATGATCCAAGGCATCTGTGGCCGCACTTTCGTCGCCTCGTCAGTGCCTGCCGGCCGCCTGTCCTCGTGGGAGAGCAGGTTGCGGGAAAGGCTGGCTATGGTTGGCTCGACGGAGTGCGCGCTGATCTGGAGCGCGAAGGATACTCCAGCAGGGGCGTCGATATCCCGGCTTGCGCCGTCGATGCGCCACACCAACGCAGCCGCCTCTACTGGATCGCTGTGGTCAACCCCGCGAGCCTCGGACGGCGAGAAGGGCGGTCCGAACATGAGCTTCGGGGCGGGCGGTCAGCCGCTGCCAGCGCAGATGCACCAGGCGTCAGCCTTCTGGCGCACCCCGACAGTGGCAGACGTGGATGCCACGATGCACGCCAGCACGCAGAACCAAGTGATGCTGGCTCGGCAGATGGGGGACACGGAACGTCTCGGTGGGCAGGATCACAACTCCTCGTCTGCCACGACGGGAAAACGCGGCGCGCCCAACCCGGCGTTCCCATGCTGGTTGATGGGCTTCCCGGACGCGTGGCTCTCTGGAGCATTGCGGGCAATGCAATCGTACCAGTCCTCGCGGCCGAAGTCCTCAAAGCGCACCTCGAAACAGAAGGAGCCTAGTTGACGCGACTACTCTACGACACAGAGAGCAACGGTTTCGTTGCGAATGCGACCAAGATCCACTGTGTCGGACTGATCGACCTGAAGACCGAAGAGGTCATCGGGTTTCGCCCTCATCAGATCAAGGATGCGCTGCAGGCCCTTAGCGAGGCCGAGGAGCGCATTGGGCACAACATCCAGAAGCATGACGAGAGGCTGGTCGCCAAGCTCCACGGGGCTCTCCCTGGCGCGAAGATCAGCGACACGTTCGTCATCGCCAGGACGATGTTCCCGAACGTCAAGATGACGGACAGCGGCCTGATCGAGGCCGGCAAGCTCACGGAGAAACTCCGCGGCAAGCACTCGATCAAGGCCTGGGGCATGCGCCTGGGCGAGCAGAAGGGCGACTACGCGGAGGTGAAGGAAGCCGAGGCGCGCGCCAAGGGCATCACGGATCCGCGCGAGATAGCGGACTATGTGTGGGGCACGTTCAACGAAGACATGTTCGACTACATGCTTCAGGACTGCCGCACCAATCTGGCGCTCTGGAAGCACCTTCGGCCCGAGGAATACCCGCAGGCCCCGTTGGAGCTGGAGCATCGCATCGCCGAGGTGTGTACAGCTATCGAGGAGGCCGGCGTCCCTTTTGACGAAAGGGCTGCGGGGCACCTTCAGGCCGAACTCGTCGAGAAGAAGAGCGGCGTGGAGCAGCGGCTCAAGGCGACCTACGGCTACTGGTACCAGCCCATCAGCCCTGATCCGACCAAGGCACTGTTCGTGCCCAAGAAGGCCGGCAACGGCTACTGGGGCGACGAGTGGACTACCGAGGTGCCCACCGACAAGCTGAAGCGCGACGGCACCGTCAAGATGAAGGTCGTCAAGCACTTCAAGGGCTATCCCTGCACCAAGCTGAAGCTCGTCGAGTTCAACCCGAAGAGCCGCGACCACATCGCGCGCGTGCTCCTCAACCAGGGTTGGAAGCCTGAGAAGCTCACTGAGGGCGGCAAGCCCCAGATCGACGAAGAAGCCGTAGAGAGCATCGTCGCCCGCTTTCCAGAGATGGACGGCCTCGGCGAATACATGATGCTGGAAAAGCGACTGTCGCAACTCTGCGGGACCAACAACAGCCTGATCCAGTCGCAGCAGACTGACGGGCGCATTCACGGCGTGATCAACCCAGGAGGTACGGGCACGGGACGGTGCAGCCATTTCCTGCCGAATCTCGCCCAAGTACCGAGCGCGAAGAAGCCCTATGGCACCGAGTTCAGACGACTGTTTTATGCTCCTGCCGGATGGCACTTTCTTGGAGCGGACATGCAGGGCCTCGAACTCCGAGGGCTTGCTCACTACCTGTTCCCGCTGGATGGCGGCAAATATGCACGTACGGTGCTGGACGGGGATCCTCACTGGGCGAACGTTCAAGCAATGGGGCTCGCCTCGGGTGACCGAGACAAGCACAACCAGCTACACACCGTAGTCCGTGAAGACGGCGCCAAGCGGTTCGCCTATGCGGTGATCTACGGCGCCCAGGACAAGATGGCCGGCGACATCGTCTACGAGTGTCTCCTCAACGCGCAGCGAACCTGTGGCGACGAGGGTGACGCTCTGTATCGAGAGTTCTTCGGCGTGGGTGTCCCAGGCGACCGGCGCATCCGCATGGTCGGCAAGAAGATCCGTGAGAACTTCTCTCGCGGCATCGACGGCTTTGGGGAGCTTCAGACGAAGATCACCAAGCAGGTCGAGAAGCTCGGGCGCGTCCCTGGCCTCGACGGCCGGCGCATCCCAACGCGCTCACCGCACTCGGCCCTGAACTTCTTGATCCAGTCGGCCGGCGCCATCCTCTGCAAGAGGTGGGTCGCTGACGCGTTCGAGGGGCTGAGCCGCCGCTATCGCTACGGATGGGACGGAGACTTCGTCTTCGTTCTCTTTGTGCATGATGAGGTGCAGATCTGCGTGCGCGCTGGTCTGGAAGATGAAATCGGAAACATAGTAGTCGCCGCGGCCCAGGCCGCAGGTGAGCCTTACGGCTTCAGACTAAAGCTCGACAGTGCGTATTCTGTCGGACGAACGTGGGCTGATACACATTAGGAAGAACTTGTTCAAAGGCGCCGCAGCCGAGCACCGCGCGGCAGCTTATTACATAGACCAAGGTGCGGCAGTCTACTGGCCGGCTGTGCCAGTAGAGACCGATCTGATCGTCGAACGCGAAGATGGCGTCATTGATAAAATACAAGTCAAGTACGCGTCGTGGACGAAGACAAAGGGTCATAGCGCTACGTACGAGAAGCTAAACGTTCGTACATACGGTTGGAGTGGGGGTCGCACAAAGACACACGACGGCCCCGAGTACGACTTCCTGTTCGTAATCTCTGAGGATGGTCGCATGTGGGAAATACCCGCGTGCACCCTGCCCCCACACGCGATTGGTCTCGACGTTCGCGGCGGTAAGACCCAGCGCAAGCCTACCAAGCGGTGGGACAAATACCGTGTCGCGCACCTCCACAACTGACGAACCCCTAGACCGCCTGAACAAGGTCCTGCGCGCCGTCTGGCGAGAGCAGGTCCGCGTGAAGTCGGACATGGCACGAAAGGAGGCCGACGTCATTGCGATGGCGGCTTCCATGCAACTCATCACCACGAAGGTCGGGCCACAGCGCTTTGCTAAGACCTGGTTGATCACATCAAAGGGCCTCACGTGGCTCGCAGAGAAAGAGGAAGACTGACATGGACGACAGGATTATTAAGGACATCGCGCGGGACTTTCTGTTCGACGTGAGCACCGGAACGCTGCGTAACGCGTTCGCCATCGTTGAGGAGGCCATTCGTCATGGCTACGAGATGGGCAAGCAGGACGGCCTAGAGAACCTTGAGGCCACCTGTGACGCTTCGTTCGACCGCGGCTTCGAGTACGGCAAGACCGAAGGGGCCCTGGAGTCCGAGGTAGGACTCGAAGACGCCATGAGCGATAGCTTCGACGACGGTTACCTTGATGGCGTCTCGGATGCCCGACGTTTCCCCGACTTTGCCTCCGAGACCGTGCAGGACATCATCAACGACCGTGCGGCCGAGCACTTCGAAGCCCTGGGCGAGTACGACGAGACCCTCGTGCGTGACAGCGGAGACGAGGCGTGAGTGAGATCATCGACACCATCCTAGTAGTCGCCGTCTCCTGGGCTATCTTCAGGATCGAGCGGGTCGCGACGCAGCTCGATGAGCTGGACGAGCGCTTCAAGCCACGCGAGGACTGATGCGGGAAGGTACGCACGAGTTCGAAGGAGGTCCGTTTCAAGTCTCGGCTGATCGGGTGGACGACAAAGTCGCCATCAAGATCTACCGCGGCGCGGACCTCCTTGTGGAAATACAGACGACACGCAACGGCGCCAACAACATCGCGGCGCAGATCATGAGAGTGCTCTATTGAAGCGACTACTGCTGATCGACGGCGACGAGTTCCTGTTTAGGGCCTGTGCCGCCGTCGAGAAGGAGGTCAAGTTCAACGTCATCCTCGGTGAGGTCGACTGGAACGAACCTCCGATCCACGTGCTGGGCTCCAACCCAGTACAGGCACGCGAAGTGCTGGACGAAATGATCGAGCGCATCTTTGAGCGTTTCGAGACCAGGGAGCACCTCCTGTGCTTCTCTTCGCCGCCGAACTTCCGCTACACCGTCGACCCGACCTACAAGAACAACCGCGCCAACTCACGTAAGCCCCTGTGCTACGTCGAGCTGCGCGAACAGGTCGAGGCCGACTTCAAGTGCAAGGCCCTCCCAGGGCTGGAAGCGGATGATGTCATGGGGATCATAGCGACGACGCCGGCTGTCCAGAAGCGCAGCCCGATCATCGTGAGCCAAGATAAAGATATGCAGACCATCCCGACGTCCGTGTGGCGCCAGGGTGAGCTGGTGAATGTCACGGAAGAGATGGCCGACTATTACCACATGTTCCAGACGCTCGTTGGGGACACCTCGGACGGGTATCGCGGATGTCCGGGGGTGGGCAAGGTGAAGGCCGAGAAAATTCTCAGCGAGATCCACACGGACAATCAGGGCCGCACTAACATGTGGGACAAGGTCGTGAAGACCTACGAGAAGGCAGGCCTCACCGAGCAAGACGCCCTCACCCAGGCCCGCCTCGCGCGGATCCTGCGGTGGTCCGATTGGAATAGTGACACGAAGGAACCAATCCTCTGGAACCCATCCTGATCCAACTGTCAGCCTCCGCGCTGAGCCTGTCGGGCCAATGGTTCTACGGTGACAGGAGTAAGTGGGGTCCCGTGTTGGGCCTCATCGCCCAGGTGCCTTGGAACATCATCATGATCCATGGGTCTCTTTGGGGGCCGCTCCCTATCAACATCTTCACAGGCATAATCCACGTCCGCAATCTCTACAAATGGTCAAGGTAATGACACGCACATTCAAAACGGGCGCTACGCGTGACAGCGATGACAGCAAACTCGATTACGAGGGGTTTCTCTCGCCCTTGGTGCTAGAGCGCTACGCCCAGCACATGCACGCTGCACGCAAGATGCCCGATGGCACCGTGCGCGAGAGCGACAATTGGGCCAGGGGCATTGGGCGCGGTGTCTACATGAAGTCCCTCTGGCGCCATTTTATGGGGGTGTGGAAAAACTACAGAGGACTTCCGGTGACTGAGGTGGTTGGGGGCGTGACAGTGGTGAAGGATTTGGAAACCGAGTTGTGCGCTCTGATCTTCAACGCCAGCGGCATGCTCCACGAAGTATTGATCAAGCGCGATGTCAAATAAGGACCACCCGCTGCGTGCGACATGGAATAACATGCGGCAGCGCTGCCTTAACCCGAAGAACCACAAGTTCAGAATTTACGGCGCCCGCGGCATCACCATCGATCCTGCGTGGTCTTGCTTTGAACAGTTCGTCGCCGATGTGGGGCCTCGTCCTGAGGGACACACGCTGGACCGAAAGGATAACGACGGGCCATACAGCAAAGATAATTGCCGCTGGGCTTCCGCTCAGGCGCAGGGTCTGAATAAACGCAACACCAGTAGATACACGCTAGCCGGCGAGACGCTCACTAGGGGTGCTTGGGCCAAAAAGACCGGCATACCAGAGCGCACGCTGCGCTGGCGGATTGAAGAGAAGGGGTGGCCTGTTGGCCGCGCCCTCACGACACCTGTTCGCTACAAATCGGATGCACACAATGCCAGCAACTAGCAGCAAGGCGAAGAAGATATGATGATCTACGACCCGCCGTCAGGGTGGCGTTACGGCTTCCCTAAGACCTACCAACCTCTGGCAGGCGAGACGCTCACGCAGACATTGCTGCGGGACGGATACCCGCAGAAGGAAATCGACCAAGGAGCGGCACGCCATGTTCGCTTCCTCGGCACCAAGGAAGAGCTGGATGCCCTCACAGTCATCGACTGACGCCTTCGGCACCACCTACACGATCCCCGCAGATCCCGCAGTGAGAACCCCAGGAGCCCAATGGCGCCCTGGGTGTCCTGCTGTGGAGGTCTGGTGGTCGCGTAATGGAGCCAAGGCCGACGAGACCCTCATCATCCGCCAGGAGTATCCCGACCGTTCAACGGCGGATGTCTTGGAGCTGACGTTCGGGCAGGCCTACGACCTGATCGACGGCCTCAACAAAGCAGTGGAGAGCAAATGAAAGACCAGTTCTATCACATCGGCGGCGCTGGCGAAGGCGAAGCCGGGCCATTCGATACCATTGAGGCGGCCAAGGCTGACGCCGAGCAGTACCTGCACAACAGCCGCTGGGGCGTCAACGAGGTCATCATCTTGAAGGCCGTCGCTGTCTCCAAGACCGAGACGGTTCACACGACCACATGGGAGGCCGCATGACACCACCTGTGGAATGGCACGACAACGAGCCGGAGTTCCCCGACTTCCTGCCGCCGATCAAACGGAAGCCTGTGCTGTCCCGCGAGGAAGCTACGCAGCGCCTTACGGGCGTGCTGGAAGCGGCAGGCATCACCGCAGCGCTGTTCGGTACTGCGCTGATCAGCTTCCCTGACGGCACCGTGTACGGGCCTCTCGACTTCTCCGTGGTGTCGAGAGGCCACCCCGAACGATGACTGGCTAGACAAGGAGGCCGTGTCATAACCACTATAGTATTTCGCGATGGCGAGCTGGCCACCGACAGCCGCATCACCCAGGGGGACATGATCGTCTCCGACAAGCGTACGAAGGTCCACCGTCTGCGCGACGGCTCCCTCGTGGCGTGGGCCGGGGCCGTACAGGATGCCGAGCTGCTTCTGCGGGCGATGCGTAAGACATCCCACGCCCCGCACCCGAAGCTGCAGGACATCTCCGCGCTCCATCTGAGGATCGATGGGAGCCTCTGGGAATACGAAGGTGAGGCCTGGGTCAAGCAAGACCCCGGCTACTACGCGACGGGCTCGGGGTCTCCCTATGCCTTCGCTGCCATGGATGCCGGCGCCTCCGCGAAGGAGGCCGTCCGGATCGCCATCAAGCGTGACGCCAACTCAGGCGGGCGCGTGCAATCACTGAAACTGAAGGACACCTGATGTACGTCTCGTACGGAAGCACGGAGAGCGGCGACGATCTGCCGGTCATCGTGTGGCGGCGCAAGCCGTCGAACAAGAAGGTAGAGGAGGCCTACAAGGAGCTGGTCCCCTACGAATACGAAGAGGGTTGCCCTGTGAGCTGGCAGCTTGATGAGGCCGAGGTTCGATGAAGCGACTACTGCTAGGGCCGGCGCTCGCGCTCCCTCTGTTCCTCGGGCTCTGCCACCTCAAGGGTGGTGAAGCTCCGAAGGTGCCCGAGGTCGTCAAAGAGATCCCCCTCCCCGACTTCGAACAGCGTTTCCCCAGGAGCGCCAGCTCCGCTGTCCCGCCGATCCCCACCACGCCGCCTGCGGTGCTCCCCGAGCCCGTGAGGAAGCCTGTGGTGCGGCACAAGCCGGCGGAGAAGCAGCATGTCCGACCCGCTCCAACACGATCACCACGTGTGGTCCCGCCTGAAGCACCTCCTGCTCCAGAGGCTCTTCCGCCGCAGCAAGGCGTCGTCTGCATCTTCCCGTTCAACCTGATCCCCACGTGTACGCCGGGGGTGCCATGACGCATCCCCAGTGTTCTGCCGCGACTGTGCAAGTTCGTCCGCTCGAATGGGACGAGGGCAAAGGCGAGCTTGCGGGCCAACTCGTTTGGAGTTCTGGCGATCCGTGGGTGTTCTGGATCGTAAAGAACCCGAACGAGAAATACATCTGGTGCGAGAACTTCAACATCGAGGGGTTTTGCCCATGTTCGCCTGTTCGCGGGTCGTATGACACGCTGGACGAGGCCAAGGCGGCGGCGCAAGCCGACTACGACGAGCGCATCAGAGCGGCCGTCATCCTCAATGAACCGCAGGAAGCGTGGCAGCCAATCAAGACTGCGCCGACTGGCGTTCCTGTCTTGGCGATGGAGGATTTTCACCGAGAGGACGAAGACGGCAAGAAGTACCCGAAGGACTATCAGGTCGTAACTAAGATCAACGGCAAGTGGTCGTCTTTCGGCCTCTATCTTGAGAGCTTCGAGCCAACGCACTGGCAGCAATTGCCATCATCCCCACTATCGCGCCCACAACGAGCAACCCAATGACCCCCTTCGCAATCGAAACCGTCCTGCTGCTGCCGTACGTCTACTGGCTGAAGCTGCTGCAGGCCCATCAAGAGTTCATGGAGGATCTCACCAATGCATAGCCCACACGCCACCTGGGAGACCGGTCTGGTCATCCCCGAGACCGCCAAGACCGTAGAGGAGCAGATGCTCGCATCGTTCCTGCGGATCGAGGCGCTGCTGACGGAGCTGCTCGGCAAGCCTGATCTGATCCCGGTGTCCCAGGACGTCGCAGATATGGTCGAAGAGGCCGTCGCGCCGAAGCCGGACAAGACCACCAAGCGCAAGTGATGCTGCTGTACATCCAGCTTAGCCCCAGGGTCTTCTTCTGGCCCAAGCGTCGCCGCCGCATCACCATGCTCATCGTGTGGCCCCTGGTGCTCGTCGAGAGCGTCGTCAACTGCCTCCTGAACTTCCCGCTGGAAGTCTATCGCTGCTGGAATGCGGAGAAGTATCGTGGAGAGTGAAGTAGCCCAAGCCCTGGCCGAGCGTCTGGCCGAGACCATCGTGGAGTTCGCCGAGGCCAACGAGATGCAGGCCGCTGACGTGCTAGCCGCGCTGGAGTTCAACTACGCCTGCGTGGAGCGGACGCACATCCACGACGAACTGCCCCACAAGATGCACTGACGAAAAAAAAGCCCCACCACGTTCCCTTATGGGTTCATGGTGGGGCTTTTAGTTTAGGCGTTGGCGCGCGGGTCGCCGGGTAGAAATGTACCGAGGTGCGTCACAGGGGCCACTACGGGCGCCACAGGGGCGTCCACGGGAGCCGGGGCTACGAAGAGAGCCTCGGAGACGGCAGTGATGCCAGCGGCCTCCGCAGGGCTACCAGCGGCGGCCAGGAGCTTGGCCGTGAGGGCATCGACGTCGGCCTGGGCCTGGGTGACAGCAGCGACAGCCGCGTCACGCTCGGCGGCCACGGTGGCAACCTGGGACGACACGTCGGCGTGCGAGGCCGCCAGGGCGACGACCTTGGCTACGGCGTCGGTGAGCTTGGAGAGATCTAGGGCCATAATGGTCCTTTCGGTTAGATTAGGTTCCGACCGTTGCCGCGGTGATGGCGCCGGATCGAGCGATGTGCAGATAGACCTCACGGTTCCCGTGGATGCCGTCCGTTGTCGGAGCACCATAGACGGTCGGGGTGAGTTGCCATTTGCCGTTGTTGCGGCCTTCCTCAACGAGGTCAGCCAGATCGATGCAGCCGGCGAAACCCGTGGCAGAATGGCGCCTGCGGGTGTTCGTTAGGATGCGCACGGGGTTGTTGGTGATCGGCGTCTGGTTAGCCGTGGTGGCCCAGGAATCGGTCGAGCTGGCCGAAGGCTCCATCGTGCAGATGTAGACCTTCTTGCTGCCGAAGTAGCCGAGGATGGTCTGCTCGTTCGCTGCGATGGTCGCGTCGGACACGCTGGCGATGACGTCGTTGATCCCAATGGCCATGATGGCCCTGGAGCAATACGCCGCAAGCGCCATGCGGTTGGTGTGGTTGGCGATGAACCAGTCTAGGCGCTCACCTGGGTTGCCAGCGTTGATGCACGGGGCGAACTTCTCGACGGAGCGTTCGAGACTTCCGATGCCTGCGCCGGGACCAAAGTAGGCGTCCTTGCTGCCTGCAACACGGCTGTCTCCAAACAGGAAGTAGCTCTCAGCTCTCGTGTTGGCGATGATGGCCAGAGGGGCGAAGGAGTTGCCGTTGGACTGAGTGCCGCCTGCGTGGGTGCTGACCGTGCCAGACATGGTCTGATCAGTGAGGCCCGAGGCGGCGTATTCGAACGCGGCACCATTGGCGAGGTCGATGCCGTTGGAGATGTAAACGAGGCCCGTTGCGTTCTGATAGAAGACTCGGACCCAGAAGCGAGCGCCCTTGGGGATCGTCACGGTGACGAAGTCCGACACAAGGTTCGCTCCGGATGCGCAGGTGCCCGTTGCGCTGCCTGAGAACAGCACCTGGGTCATCGTCCCGGCCGGGTACTCAATAGAGGCCGTGTAGGTGGTGGCCGAGCCAATGGCCGTCTCAGCCAGCGTCGAGCTTGCTTGTCCGTACCAGCCCGGCAGCACAATCTTGAGAGACGTGATGTTGTCCATCGCCGTGTGCGGGGAGCGTGACGTGGCCTGCTTGTTCGGCGCGGCGAAGTTGGTGACCAGCTTACAGCCGGTCGCAACCTGCCCCAGGAACGACGCCGACAGTGCGGGTACGCTGGTGGCGCTATAGATGTTCGGAGGGAGTACCAGACGAGCCATTAAGCCTCCGAGAGCACAGCGATGGTCGTCGCGGCAGCGCCAATGGCGTAGATGTCGGCAGTGGCTTCCATCGTAATGGAGGCGCCGGCCGGCAGGGGGAAGCCCGTCGAAGACGTGACGGCCGATGAGTTGCCCAGGTATGCCATGGCAGAGCCGCTGTTGTAGAGGAGCACGGTGTCGCGCCCTGCAGCAGCCGGGACCACGATGGCAGCTGAAGTAGGCACAGCCACCTGTGCGGTAGTGAAGCCCTCGTTAAGTTTCTTGGTCACGAGTGTTACTTCCCGTCCTTTAGTTTGTAATAGATTTGAACACCCAACCAGACGATGCCTAGAACGCCGGCCACGAGTTGGATGTAGGGGTTAAACTCAGTGACCCATAGCGGCGCAGAGACCGCGCCCACGGCCCCTGCGGTAGTCACATGTTCCATTAGTTGATTTTCAGTCATAGGTTAGGCGCGCCGTATCCATGCGGACGCTATTCCAGCGACAACGGTCGAGACCCCGGTCAACGTAAAGACCGAGCCGACAACGAGGCGCGCGTATTCCATTTGAGCTGCAGGCACCTCAAGCACCGCTTTGTTCGCGGGGATGCCGGTGGACCAGAGCCATAAATGTGGGAAGGTGCTGACGAGGAAGATGGTGGCGTGATACGTGAGGACCGGGAAGACCCCGAGGCCCCAGGCCACCCAGAAGACCGGATGGTTCATCATGGCCAGCGTGACATCACGCACAGCCGCGATCCGCGAGGTGTCATTCGCGACTAGCGCGGTCGACACGGTCGCCGAGTTGTTGATCTCGACGACGCGAGTGTCTTCCTTCTTGTTCAGCCACCCGAAGAGCCCCGGAAGGAGCTGCGTGAGCAGACCGATCACAAAGCTCATTCGTCGTCCTTGGGATCCTCAAGGTGAATGAGCGGCTTCATCACGAGCAGCATGAACGGCAGCAGCGCGACGATAAGATCGACGTAGTTGGCCGGCAGGACGTGCGCCAGGATCGGACGCAGGTCTATGCCCTCCAGATACAGCAGCAGCGTGGGCAGCGCGGCGACCACGGCAACCGCTACGGCGTGCCAGTGGACGCGAAGTCTCGCGTAGATGTCGTTTAGTTCAGAGAACATGGTTCAGCTTTCAGGTAGGCTTTGGCGCGGTCAAGCAGAGCAATGTCGTGCTTAAGCAGCCCTATCCCTGTGTTGCATGCGTGGCAGAGGAGACCACGAACGTGACCCTTGTCGTGACAATGGTCTACGTGGAGGCGTCCCTTGCCGCGGCAGCCAGCCGCTGACGTGCCGCACATTGCGCACCTGCCGCCTTGGCGGTGCAGAAGCCCAGCGTACTGCTCAGCGGTGATGCCGTAGGCACGCACAAGGTCGTAATTGTGTCGGGCGTCTTTGTTCTGGTCTCTGTAGGCTTTCGCTTTAGCGTCCAGTCGCTCTTTGTTAGCCGCCCTATACTGCTTGTTGTACGCCGAGCGGTCACGCTTAGTTGGCGTTTTTGAGGAGGTGGGTGTAGGCATTTGCTCTGTGATTGTGCTGAACGGCAGCCCAAATAAAGTAGATGACGCCGCCTAAGACGATACCGGCGACGACCCAGCCCGCGACCGTCGAGAAGTCGAGGTGCTGGATCACAGGGTTCACTACGGCGCCCGTGGAGGCACCAGCGGTCGAATGCGCGATGGCCTTGCCGGCGTTCTTGGTGGCTTCGTTCTTGAGGCCCTTGGCGACGGACTTGCCAGAGGCGCCGAGCGCCATACGGACACCCGTGGCCTCGACGTCAGCGACGCGCCGGCCCCAGCCCTTGCCGAAGACGGACCATGTCTTGAGGCCGTGCAGGAAGGACGAGCGCTTGGCACAGAAGGCCTTCACGTAGGCGACGGGCGCGAGCTTCTGCGGATCGAGTTGTGAGCGGTATGCGAGCGAGCGCTTGACGCCGGAGTTCACACCGAAGTCGAACTCGACGAAGTCTACGCCACTCGGGCGCTCGTCGCAGCCCAGCTTGGCCCAATACTTCTGGCGGTAAATTTCAATGGCGACCGACTTCGGCATGCACCGAACGTCTTCCGGGGTCGCGTCCGGTTTCCAATAGAGGCGAGCATCGAAGATGGTGATGCCCCAGTTGGTGGCCCCGCCAGGATCCCGAGGATCGTTGGTGAAGCCACCTTCGTAGGACAGCGTCTTGCTGATGCTCGCCTCGCGGTTCGAGGCGGTCATGAAAATTCCTTAGGCCAATTTGTAGGCAAACAGGGTGCAGTCTTTGCTGTTACCTGTGAGGTTGAAGCCCATCTTACCCGTGGTCGTGTTGCTCTTAACGCTGATGCGGATGTTGCCTGCAGGGTTTACACAGATGCCGCTAAGAGAGATTTCAGCAACAGTCTGGGAGCTGAGCAGCACCACTTCCGAACTCGCGATGACTGTGGCGCCATCCCACAACTTCACCACAATGACAGCGGTGGAGGCGTCGTTGATTGTGACCTGACCGAGGGCCAAGAAAGTACCGGATGTGCCTTGCGCGACAGCCGGGCCATCGAAGTATACGGAAGTGTTGTTGAGGGCGATGTCCGCCGCCAGAGTGTTAGTGAACACCACAGCGGCCGGGGCCGCCCCTATGTTTGACCGGGCCTGGGCCTGCTGGGGCCCTGTGAGAGCCTGCGCAGCGTCGTAGCGTACCGCTTCGCTGTTCACGAAAGCCGTAGTAGCCAGTTGTGTCGTGTTGGTGCCCGCAGCAGCGTAGGGTCCGCGTAGAAGGCCGCAGACGAAGGCCCTGCGACCGCAACGCCCGTGTTGGGATCACCATCGGTGTAGAAGGAAGAGTTTGAGGACATTACCATTCGCCATCCGTATCGAGACGCAGGGCCGGCGCCATGACGGCGTCAGCGGCCAGCTCGTCAGCGTCGGCCATCTTCTGCAGGTTCTGGGTGATCTGGGTGTAGGTGGCCTCGGCCTCGGCGCGGTTCTCGACGTCCTTGAGGTAGCTGTAGGCCGCGGCGAGCGCGCCGTACATCACAGCGTCCCAGGCGACCTTGAGGGCCGTGTTGGTGTCGGTGTCTTCAGTGAGCGCGGCAAACTCGGCGTAGTAGTGGATGAGGACCTTGTCCCCTGCCCCAGGCGTAGGCCCTAGGATCCAGCTGCCGCCCTGGCGCGTGTAGCGCCGAGGGGCCTGCCCAGGGATCTGGCTGTCACGCACGACCTCGGTCAGCGAGGATTTGCGCAGCTGATACTCGAGGATGCCGTCCGCATCGGCGTCGACCATGACTGCGATAAGCTCTAGGAGATCCGAGGGGATCGCGAGCTTCGTGAAGTCGGGAGGGATGGTGTAGAGGATCTGCTTCTCCATGAACGGGACACGAAGCTCCCGCTGCAGGCGCATGATCGATTGATTGATGAAAAGGCTCACCAACGTGTCGGACTTGTTGACGACGTTGTTGTTCAGCATCAGCTTGAACTGAGCCTTGAGTTCTCCGAGTGTCACGTTGGTGAGGGTTTCTCTTTAGACTGGCTCGAAATTGTCCGCGAAGTACGCGGCGGCCACGAGCCACTGGTCTGCGTGGTTCTTTGGGTTGCGTGCGATCATGTCGCCGGCCTTGGGTGACCCGGCGCGGCGGTCCTCTGCGGACACGCTGATGCCGACCATGAGGTCGCCGTCGACCCAGGGGCGCAGCTCAGCGATCTGCTTGCGGCGATACTGGGCGAACATTCAGATGCGCTTATTAGTGAGGATGAAGTCGTCGAGGGCGTACCGCTGGAGCATCTTCAGCGTCTCGCGCACGGGAGCGGTCATGACGTCGAAGCCGTAGCGGCGCATCAGCTCATCGACCACCTCAACGGGGATCGCGGCGACGTGGTAGAAGTCACCAGCCTTTTGGTTCGCGCTGTCGACCTTCTGCTTGCGGATCTCGGACAACCAATCGTCGTCGATTTCCTGCTCACGCTTGATAATTAGCTCGCCAGTGGCGCGGTCTTCGTCGAAGCTGACGAGGGTATCCAGAACCTGAGGTTCTTCGTGAAATGTTTCGGCTGACATTCAATTAAGTTTCTGTGAAAGGTATTGGTAGACGCGACCCAGCTCTTCTAAAGTGGCGTCAGATTTGATGCGGTTCGCCCGGTCGCTTATGAACGCGACGTTTCCTTTGACGTAACCTTTAGCCGGCTCAATCCGGTCTAGCGACGGTGAGTTGTCGCGATCCCCGCCGAACTTCATGTCGATACCTAAAACAGGGCAGACGTAGTCGGTGGGGAAAATGGAGAGTAAGTAGTCTACGTCCAGATCAAACGGCAGGACTTTAGCCTTAGCGTTCTGCTTCGCGTTTCGGAACGCTACGCCAATCCGCGTGCGCTGATACGACGTCGGTGTCAGCCACTGAGGCGTACCCTTCGGCGTGTATCTGAAAAACACATAGCCGTCAGATCGGACATCACCCATCTTGAATAGGCTGTCTTGATTTGACATTGTTGAAAAAAACGCGCGCCTCCCAAATCCAAGAGAGGACGTAGAGGCGCGCGCTTAGTCAGCCTTTAGAACCCGGAGGCCGCTTCGATTACAGCAGCACTCGCGAAAAAGTTTTTATGCTTTAACGAAAACTCCCCCAAGAGCATGGCCTTGCTGCTATCGCCGGTCTTCGCCAGCTCCTTGCGCTCCCACGGGCGCAGGGTGACGTTCGTCCACATGTCGGGATCGTAGATCAGCGTGTTCTTGGCCTTGAGCCAGCGGTTGATCTCGACCTTCTGCTCACCGAACGGCGAGACATACAGGTTGACGACGTTCACGATTTTCTTCGCGTCCGAACCAGTGATGGTGCGGTAGCGGCCCGCGGCCGAAGCGAAGCCCGCGAGGACCACGGAGTTCGACGGGGTGACCATGATGCGGGTCGGCTCGGCGCCAGCGACGAACGCGGACTGCAGAGCGGTGACGAGCAGCGCCTCGGTCAGCGGGTTCGCACCAGCGCCCGTGTAGGTCACGGTCGAGCTGTCGAGCTGCTGCTGGAACGAAGCGAGCGTCGAGGCGGCCGAGCTGGAGCCCGCGGCCTTGACCTGCGCGTTGCCAATCAGGGCGATTTCGCGGTCACGCTTGATCGCGGCCGAGGACTTGGCCATCTGGTAGGCCATCTCGCGCTTACGACCGTAGGTCGACACGACGTCGGCGCGGTCGGAGACCTGCACGGCCTCGGTGAAGATCTGCGTGTAGTTGTTGCGCATCACGGTCGGGGTGACGGTGATGAACGACGCGTCCGCGCCTTCGACCGCAGCGTTCGTCGCCGGGGCGCGCAGGCTGTCTTCCTGCCACTGGAACAGCGGCTGGGTAACCTTCTCGTTGCCGATGCCGTTCTGGAACGGGGTCTTGCGCGGGGAGAGGTTGGTGATCACATCGGAGACCTGCTCCTTGATGCCGACCATCTGGTACGTCTGGTAGTTCGCCATAGTTCTGAAATGTCTTCTTAGAAAAGGGTGGGCGTTTAGTCGTCGCCAAACATGGCTTCGAATGCGTTGATCGCGTCGTCCTGCGAGCCGGACTTGACGGCCTTCGATGAGGCAGCTTTCACAGTCACGGTCTTCGCGCTGGAGCGCGCGGCTGGTGCAGACGCAGAGTTCTTCACAATCTTCGTCGGGGTCTTATTGACCTTCGTGGTCACGACCTTCTTGGAGCCACGCGCAAACTGCATGGCCATGTGGAGAACTTTGAAGGCGCCGGGGTCGGTGAGGTTGTTCACCAGCTCCTTGTCGAGACCGATCTCATCGGCCGCGAAAGAGCGGATGTCGTTGTACAGAGCCTCGTTCCAGCCCTTGATGTGGTGCTTGCTCTCAGGCGTGTTGATCGCCTTGAGGCACTCACGGGCTGATTCCTGGCGAGCCTTCATTTGATCGCCGGTGACCTTCTGCATGAACCCGTCGAGTTCATTCTTGAGGAAGGCCTCGTCCTCAAACGCCTTCTGAGCTTCAGCCTGCAGAGCTGCGAGCTGGTCGGCGGGGACCTGCGGATCTTTCATCAACTGCGTCCAAGGAAGCTCACGATAGGAGTTCGCGCGCTCGGTGGACCGCTTCAGCATGACGTCGTAGGCGGCGATATTTCTCGCCTGATCTGCCTCGACGGCCTTGCGTAGCTCAGCGGCCTCTTGGGACTTGCGTGTTAGGCTAGCTTCTTGTCCGTAGAGACGCTTGAGGTCCGCGACTTTGACTTCGTGCTCTTCCTCGCCGACCTTGACTTTGACATACGTATCAGCGTCGTCGGCATATTTCTTGGAGGCCTTGTCTTCGTCTTCAGACTTCTCGTCTTCTTGGTCTTCGCTATCGTCGCCTTCTTCGTCCTCGGATGGCTCTTCAGCGTCCGTGGTGTCGTCGTCAGCTTCGGTGTCGTCAGCAGCCGTCGTGTCGTCGTCTTCGCTCTTGACCTTTTTCTTCGATGGCTCTTCAGCGTCGTCACCCTCTTCGGGGGTCATGAAAGCGTTCATGATGGCGTCCTCTGTTTCGAGGCCGTCCGGGTATTCATTCAGTGCAGCTTCGCCCACGTGGGTGGAAGTCATCGGTAATCGTTCTTTCTAAGAAAGGCGGCCTTCATGCGAGGCCGTCGTACAGATCATGCACACTCGGATCATCGAAAGGATCTGGAGAGGCGACTGCGGTGTTGTTGTCTTGGTGCTGGGGGAGTGCGTCGAAGGCTTCGGCAAACTTCTCTGCGAGAACCTTGAACTCCTGAAAGCCCTGGAACGCCGCGTAGAGATACTCTCTCCGCTTCGTCTCATGGGGCTGTGTGCGCATCAGATCAGACGCACACTGCTGCTCGTGCAAATGCACCAGCGCGTGGAAGGCCTCGGCCCCGAGGAGTTCTTTGCAGAACCCCCCGAGAGCGAGGATCGTTTCGTCGTTCACTTGTTGTGCAAGTAAGTTAGCATTTTCGATATCAGATCCGGCCCCTTGACACCCGCCGCCCCACTTGGGTCGATGAGTTCTCCCGTGGACGGGTCCCGTTGCATCATGGCGTTCCTCATAAAGAACGACGTGTCCGGCTGGGCCTGGGGCACCTCCGCGGGGCGAGCCTGCGGCATGGGCACGGGCACGGGTGCGGCCTGTGGGGCCGTTGGTGCCGGAGCAGGTGTCTGCGGAGGCGCCTGGGGAAACCCTGGGCCGCTGAAGGACTGTCCGTTGGCCCACCACGGCGGTTGAGACATAGGGACCGCAGGTTTCATTTCGGCCTGCTGGTCGGCCTGTGCCTTGAACTTCTGCCACTCGGGTTCGAGCGCAGAGGGAGCCTGTGCAGCGGTGGGCATCATCATGGCAGCCGGCGATGCGCCGGCGTTGCTCATGAGGGACGATGCTGTCCTACCTAGCGTCGGCAGGGCCCGAATGGCCCCGCCCGCTGCGAGCCCTGGCGCCCCCAGGACCAGCGAGCTGGCCGTGAGGGGACCTGGGGTATGGTCGTGCACAGTCTCGCGGATCCGCTTGAGCAGGTCCGCGGTCTTGTTGTAGTCGAACGTGGGCATTTACGCTCCTGGCGATGCCTTGGGCTGAGCCGCCTTCGCAGCAGCATTGAGTGCAGCTGTGCGCTCGGTGGCCGCAATCTTCTCCCGCTCGACGTCGAGTTCCTCCTCACCCAGTTGGATGCGGGCGGCAGTATCGGCGTCCTGGCGGTCGTTGGTGCGGTCGGCGTTGAGTGCGTCGAGGTGCAGCTTGGCAGCGCCCTGCTCCAGCTTGGACTGGGTTGCAGCGTACAGTCGGTTGTCTGCGGCCTGCTTGACGTTGACGGATGCCATGGAGGCCTCGACAGCCTTCTCCTTGATATCCAGCTCGCGCGTCTTGAGCGGATCGGGACCCGGAGGCTGTGCGTTGGGATCGAGGTACGCTGAGAACCGCGTGAAGCCCTTGAGCTTCGCGATGTCGTGCAGCATCTCGTAGCGGCCCTTCTGGCCCATCATGTTGGACACGATGGGATCCTGGGCCATTTCCTTGTAGCCCAAGCCAAGCTCGTTGGCCGCGCTGTCCTTCTCGCCGTAGCCCAGGTGTTGGGAGACGGTGCAAGTCGTGCGCTCGGTCCATGCCTCGGCGTCGACCTGAAGGTCTGCACCAGCGACTTGGATGACGCGCTTGTCCTTGTAGATGATGCCCAGGCGGACCACTTCCAGCATGAGGGGCACGAGGAAGTTGAAGGCGAAGTTACGCGCCATGATCTTCGCTCGGCCGCCAGAGGCCTTCTGCATGTCGTCCACCAGACCCCGAGAGTTCTGGGTCGAGATGGCGTCCTTGTTGAGGCCCTGCGAGAGCATTGAGATGCCCGTGGACTTCTCGTTGTTCTCGGTGAGTGTGCCGAGTACTTGGAAGATGTACGGGTTCAGCTGGTTCTGTTGGAACGGCGCGACACTGTCAGGTCGTCGAACGTTCACGATGCCGCCGAGGCGGTTGTCGAGAAGCTCGCGCGGGTTCATCAGGCCACCGTTGACCACAGCGTAACGCGGGTTGGTGGTGATGGCAGTGTGGTCGAGCACGCCGCGGAAGAGCACGGTCCTGGCGTTCTGCGTGTGGATAACGCGGGCCGCGAAGTTGTGGCCGTAGAAGACGTGGGGCAGCGGCAGGGGGACGTAGGCGAGGAACGGTGCCTTGTCGACCTCTTCTGGCTCCTCCAGCAGCATGTTGCCGGCGTGGAGGATCTTGTATAGGCGGACGCCCTTTGAGCTGTCGATCTGCATGCGGACGTAGCTCTCGTACACGACCACGTACTCCATCATCTTGTCGATGGGCTCGTCGGAGGCGTCGTTGCTGTGGGTGGCGTGCGTGCGCGCGAGCACCTCGGGGCTGAACTTCAGATCCGCGGCGTCGTCGGTCGGCAGCTTCATCACGATGGACTTCTTGATGCCCATCTCGATCAGCTCGGCGCGCGTCTTCGGCGTGCGGTGGCCGCAGTAGGAGGCGTCGAGGATGCACGTGGCCAAGGGCTCGATTAGGAACTCCTCGGGAGCGATGGGGTCGATGCAGGTCTTGCTGACGTCCTTCTTGCGCGTCAGGGTGCCTGAGAAGCCCCCGGTTGCCGGATCGAGGTCGGCGTCGAAGCTGTCGACGTCATCCTGCGCGGCAAGCGCGTGCGCCTCCTCGTACGAGATAGGACCGAAGGTCTCCTCGCTGTATGTGTGCTTCTTCTCCCAGTACACCTTAGCGACGCCGGCACGGGCCGTGAGGCCGTCGTAGATGACGCTGCTGAAGATGTTGTAGCCAGGGTTGGCTCGGAAGATGACGTAGGAAGCGTACTCGGTCGCGACGCGACACAGCTCTGCGTTCATGTCCTGATCAGGATCGAACTGCGCGATGTGGTCGCCGCCTGCGAACACCTCCAGCAGCTGAGCCTTCTGCATCTCGACACTGTCGTAGACGTCGGAGGAAACGTAGGAGCTGGAGCCTTCGGAGGTCCGCTTGGGTAGGTCGCCGTTAATGTAGCGGGTGACGCGTTCGCGTTCTTTTGCGAGGCGGCTGTCGAACCAGCTAACGCTGTTGGTCGATTTGGCAGAGACCTTGGCGATGATCTCTTCGTCCGTAAGAATAGCTGGCTTCTTCGCCATTGGTCCTTAGATTGCTTCGGTGTAAAAGTCGTCCGAGACTTCGACGGGCCGCCACTTGCCCTCGTGGACATACGTGGCGATAGCGAGCGCCATCACACAGTCGTCGTGCGTGCCGGCCTCGGCTTCCATCTTTCCGGCTTCGGTCACGACGAAGGTTTTCATTTCCTTCAGCGTGGTCTCGTCGTTGATTTCGATTTCACGCTCGCGGTCGAGCGCACGGAGCTTGTCGATGATCATAGGCTTCGTCGCCTCGCTCGTGTAGAACCCGAGCTTGATCGTGTCGCGGTCGGGCTCCAGAGTGCCTTCCGTCGTCTCAGTGTAGAGATACGGATAGTTGCTGTCGCGCAGCGCGACGCACGTCACGAGCCCGTGGTTGTTGCGCTCGGGCGCGATGGTCGCACTGTTGTAGTGGTAGCCTAGCGTTTCTAGGATCTTCGCAAAGACGTCTGGATGACAGAGGCCACGCCACACGGCGACTTGGCGCATCTGGCTGTCGAGGATCTGGGCGACACTCGGGTCCCCGTCCTTGCGGCCCTTGATGCCCTGGCGTAGGCCCATGCCCACGTCAGCGCCGATCACGTAGCTCTCTTTCGGGTCGAGCGTTCGGTAGACCTTCAGCTCACCTCGGGCATGCTCGCGGAGCACTCGCAGCGGCAGAGGACGACCACTCTTCTCGTCGTACGTCTCTTCTACGGCCATAAGCGTCTGCGGCGTCGTCGGTGTCTTGAGGCGCTCGGTGACGTATTCGTTGTTGAAGATCGGGCGGCCGGTCGAGAGGAAGGCCTCTTCGGCGGTCGCCGGGTATTCCTGCTTGAACAGATCAAGTCCGTTCGTAGCGACCTTCTTTCGGCGCCAGTAGAGCTGGTCGTTGGAAGTCAGGCCACGGTCGGAGAACTGGGTGACCAGATCTTCTTCCTCAGGGGTTCGCTGGAAATCAGCGGGTGCGGGGTCGCGGTATTCGTCGCTCTCGAACCACGCAGAGAAGAACAGCTCGTAGCCGTTCCAGTCCTTGTCAGACGGGAGCTTGTCGGCGCCCTGTGCCATGTCGTAGAACTTGCCGGTCACACCTTGCGCGGTGCTCTCCAGAAAGATGAACGTGCCGGGCTCTTCAGGGATTGCCTGGACGAGACCGTTGAAGTTCGTGTTCGCGAATGCCGTGGGCCAGAAGGCCACCTCGGACAGATGCGCGAAGGTCAGCGTTTCGCCGCGCGCCACACCACGACCGCCAGCAGTAGCCACACGAAGGCCGCTATCAAGCTTGTCGAAAACGAGTTCTGAGCGCGAGGAGTACTTCGTCGAAGGGCGTACGATGTCGGGAACGTTGTCATGGATGCGTCGATACATGTCGAAGAGCGTCGTGGTGCTCTCGGCCTCGTGGGCCATGACGAGACCCTTCTGGGCCTTGCGCTGTGACAGCCACCAATACTGGAGGGCTGAGATGACGGTGGACAGGCCCTGCTGGCGCGCCTTGAGCACGACCATGCGTACGCGGCCAGTCTTCTGCAGCTGCGCGATGACGCGCGCTGCGAAGCGTTCCTGCACGCGATTGAGAACGAGCGGGGCAATCTTGCCCTGCTTCGTCCTGATCTTGATGCAGTGCTTTGCGTAGAACGCGAAGTCATCAAACAGCCGCTTGCGAGCCTTCTTCTGGCTCTCAGTCAGCTCGGTCATTGAGGATGTCGTTGAGGAAGTCTTCGGCCTTGTTGAGCGTCAGCTTGGACTTGCTCTCGGGCTTCGCCTTCGTAAAGTTCAGGACGGTGTTGATCGCCTGGATCTGGATCTTCTTGTCGACGGGGCCCACAGCGAGCACGAAGGCTTGCTTCAGCGCGGCCTTGGCCATGCCGTCTTCGGTCCCAGGGACGGTGACGTTCTCGACGCCGTCTTCCGTACGGACCTGCACGACCTCGTCGGTCGGCAATTCGCCTTTGTCTTCCATGATTTTGATAAACCTGTCGGCTAGTTCGTTCGCGCGGTCCCACAAGGGCTGCGCGGTCGCGCGGGTGTGTCCCCAGGGGATCCCCGCGTTGGTGTATTTCTCGGGATCGAGCTTGGCGGCGGCGATGCGGTCTTCGTCGCGCTTCTTCATGCGCTCACGAAACTCCGGGTCTTCCCACTTCTCCTTCATCAGCGCACTGATGTCGGGCCGAGGCTGTCGTCGCTTGTCTACTCGTCCGAAGAGGGGGATCTTTTTGATCTTGACCCCCCTCACGGTTTTGTTGGTCATTCTTTCCAAAGCTTCAGCAGAGGCGTCACGGCGTCATAGACGGCCTTCTTGATCGAAGGGTCCATCTTGGACGTCCAGTGCGCGAGGTGGCGCTCGGCATCCGCACGGCGATGGCTGTGGTCCATCTGGTGGTACAGCCGTCCCAGCGAGGTGCTGTCGACGTCGTTGCCGGCGTCCGATGCGTCCTGGGCGATTTCGCCAAGACGACGCTCAAGCGTGTTGCGCCTGAACGTGACGGCTTCCTTGAACCGCTTGCGCATGCCCGGTTCGGTGCTCTGCGCTTCGCGCTCGGCAACGTCCTCGGTCCTCATGCCCTTGCGCCACAACAGGTCGTCAGCGATGGGCTCGTACGCGGCCGGATCGGCCTTCGGTGCTTCGGCCTTCGGCGCCTCGGGGGCGACCTTGGGGGCCTTCACCTTGGCAGCGGCGGCCTTCACCTTGGCGGTCTCGACCGCGGCAGCAGCTTTCGCCTGCTTCTCGGCTTCCTTGGCTTTCGCCAGCTCGGCCTTCGCGGCTTCCTTCTGCTGGACCTGTACGGCCTTCGCAGCGGCAGCTTCAGCCTTCACCTTGGCACGCTCGGCCATAGCCTGCGCACGTTCGGTTGCGGTCTTCTCTTTCTCAGCCTTGCGCTCAGCATCACGCTGGGCGCGGACCTCTTCACGAGCAGCGGCCTTCTCTTCACGCGCGGCCTGGGCTTCAGCCTGGGCCTGCTCGCGTTCGGCGACGTCGGCGCCCGTGTACTTCTTCAGGGCCTTTGCGGCACTCACGAGCTGCGAGGCTCGCTTGCCGACCATCGGGTTCTGCGTGATGTCGAGCGGCGCATCGTCCACGAGGGGGGACTGGAGGCCGGCTACTGCCGTCCTGGCCTGCTCCTTCTCGCGGATCTCCTTCACGGCAGCGTGGCCACCCATGAGGTTCTTCGCGGCCTTAGTGATCGAGGTCGGGAGGTTGAGCGGGTCGATCTGGGGCGCTGCGGGAGCCTGCGGTGCAGACTGTGGGGCCTGCGGCTGCTGGGCCTGCAAGAGGGCGATGTGAGCCATCGTGTTGGCGATCAGCGGATCCGGGCCTGCCGGCGCCGCGGGGGCACTCGGGGGCGCCGCCTGGGGCACGGACTGCTGCGGGAGAGGCTTCGGTCCCCACGGGCCTTGGGCCTGACCACCAGGCGGTGGTGCAGCCGCGGGGGCTGCTGCCGGGGGGACACGAAGCTGAGCGTTGCGGTCGGCGAAGTGTTCAGCGAACGTCTTCGCGGGCGAGCGCATGCCGGTGAGATTGTCGACCATTCGCGCGGCGCCATAGGTGCCTGCGAGCGCCCCGCCAAACAGCGGGTTGCTGGTGCCGAGCAAGTGCATGCCTAGGGCCGTCGCAGCTGCACCACCAGCGAGACGCGCGGGGTTCAGCAGGAAGCCGAGGTTCTTGTCCATGATGCCCGAGAGACCACCAGCCCAGCCTCGGTTGCTGTGGCCCCCTCTCTGCGCCGCCATGTCGGCAACGTGGAGCGTGCGGGCCTGCAGGGCTAGGTTGGGACCATCGGGGGCGCTGGCGACCTCGCGGTCGATGCGGGCGATTTCGTCAGGGTTGACCTTCTCGCCGCGCTGGAGAGCGCTGATGGTATTCTCGACCTCCTGGGACAGGTTGGGCACCTGCTTGCGCACGAGGGCCGCGCTGTCTCCCAGCTCGGTCTTGAGGTCGCCCACGACACGTTGGTGCGCGGCTTCGTCGACCTTGGCTTTCCCGAGGTCTCCGTTGCCTGCCGCCTCAAGGCGCGTGGCGTAATTCTTGGATGCGGCTTCGTTGTCGCCAACATACTTGCGGAGCGTGCCTGCGCGGATCATGTCGCCGCCGAAGGCCGGCGCGGCCAGTGCTCCGGTCGTGACGCCGCCAGTGATGGCAGCGCCGCCGAGGCGCGTGGGATCCACGGAGAGGCCCTGGTCGGTGCCGGCCGTGGTGCCAACCTGCGTGGCGAGATCCGAAGCGGCGCCGCCTGCAACACCAGACCCGACAGTCGTCAGGGCCTTGGTGAGGGCGTTGCCGGCAGCGGAGGCACCTGCCCCTGCGACCTTGTTGAGGCCGGGGACGAGGCGCGCCGCGGGGACGGCACTGGCGACTGCGCCGGCTCCTGACGTCAGGTTGCCGATGAGCTTGTCGTTGGCGGTCGGGTCCTCGTGGCCGTTGTTGGCCGCGCGTTCCTTGATCGTGTCGCCAGCGGACATGAGCCAGCCGGCTCCCGTCGCGCCCAGGAGGGCCGCGGGGATCTTGAACTTGCCGGGAGCCATGGCCGCCGCGGCTTTACCGCCTGCGATGGCGGTGCCGATGCTGGGGACGTTCTCAGCAATGAGCTGGCCCCACTGGCTCGGCTTGTACGGATCTGCCGGGACGTAGTTCGGATCGCGCTTGTCGAAGCCGTCGCCGATACCGAAGTTCTGCTTGACGGTCTCTGCTACGCCGTGCGCGACCTGGGCCACGCCGTGCTTCGCGCCAGCCATGGCGCCCGAGGGCTCCTGCGCCGGCATTGACTTGGCAATCTCTTCGACCGTGGCGTCCTGTTCCTCACGCGGGAGGCTAAGGAAGCTGTCGTCGACAGAGACTTGCCTCCCGTTAATCGTGAGGGTGGGCATTTAGTGGACGCTCCAGGTGACGCCTGATTTGGTTTTGAATGTGTTCGCTGCGGGCTTAGCGGCGGGCGCTGCGGCCGGGGCCTTCGCCTCTGCCTCACCGCGCACCTTGTCTTCGTCGGCCCACTTCTTCTGCAGCTGGCTGACCTCGCCGCGTACGGAGGGGCGATAGATGCCGCCGTTGGCGTCGAGATGCTGCTGGCGCACCTGGTCGGCCTGCTGTGCGCGGGCGATGGAGCGCTCGTAGATGTCGAGAAGGCGCTGGTTGGCGCCGGGGCTGTTGTCCAGCGACGTGGACATCTGCTGGACGAACTTGCGGTCGCTGTCCGAGAACGAGCCTGGAAGCAGCTTGCCGTTTCCGGTGTCCTGCACCAGCTTGAGCGCGAGCTTGTTGCTGAGCGCGCGAGCGATGTCGCCGTCAGCAATGTTCTTGGCGCCTTCGGTGTCTCCGGTGATGCCTGCGTACAGCTTGCGGGCGCTCTGCACCCACTCGCCGCCCTGGCCCTGGTAGACGGCCGGGTTGGAAAGAACCTGACGTAGCGTGCCGACGTCGCCGGCCATGCCATTGGCGTTGGCTGCTGCGGACGCGAGGCCGTCGCCGTAGTCCTGATTGGACTTGGCAGAGGCAACCTCGGCGGCGTCCTTGTACTTGTCAGCCTCGGGCTTCGCGAAGTTGCCGATGGGGACGCGGCGCCCGCTCTTGTTGTTGAAGTAGAACGACGTGCCGTCAGGCAGCGTCTGCACGGACCACGTGCCGGTGTCGCCAGCGGCCTTCTTGTTCGCGGCCTGCTGGGCGATGAGAGCCTTGGCCTGCTCCGGGTTGCTGATGCCAGAGAGCGACGACGCGATGCCCATGAGGCCGTCGTAGGTGTTGTCGCTCACGTTGAGGCCGAACAGGCCGGACTTCTGGCCTTCCGGATTGAGCGCACCGGGGCCGAGCGTGTTGTCAGCACTGAGTGCGGGCATGGAGGTCTTCTCTGTGGGTGCGAAGGAGGTCGTGAGTGCGCCGGGGTCTTCGGACGCGGGAGCTGCGCCACCGCCGAACTGCGCCATGAGCTGGCGCGCCGAGGCCATGCGCTGTGAGCGCGTCGAGCCGTCTGAGCGTTCGTAGAGGGCGTCCCAGGCGTGCGCGGCCTCTTCAGGCGTCTTCGCGGCCTGGAGCGCGCGGTAGGCTTTGTTCTCGGAGCCGTCCAGCTCTTCACGCATGAAGGCCTGCTGGCCCTCGACGGTCTGGTAGTTGGGGAGCTGCTTTAGGCGGGCAAGCCGGTCACCGCGCCACTGCGCCGTGCCCCAAGCTGTGCCGTTGTCGCCTGTCGGTCCCCAAGGGGATAGGTCCTGGCCACTCTCATGGACTAGGTTGCCGACGATGCCGGCCGCCTGATGTGGCGCGAGCCCGAGGCCGCCTTGTTCACGGGGCTGTTGGGCCCAGGTGAGCCACTGGGTGGCGCGGTTCGGGCCGCCGATCATGCTGTCGCCTTCTCGTAGTCAACAATCTTGTAGGAGCCGAAGTCCTCGACGGCGTCAGGTTTGACCTGCTCGACGTCCTGGGCCATGACGCCCATCTGAATCTTGGAGGAGCCGCGGTAGCGGAAGGTGTACACGGGGAGCCCGTTGTCGAGCGCGCCGACACGCTTGATGTCGGTCTTCAGGCGCTCGTCGGAGAACAGCTTGGCTGCGCCCGCGCCGGCACCGATGAGGCCGCCGATGGTTTCGAACGCGCTCGGAGACTTCGTCGTGGTCGAGGTGCCGGTCGTCTGGCCGCCCCAGTTGTTGGAGCCGATGATCGACATGAGGCCCTGGAGCGCGGCGTACGGCGACTGCGTCTGCGAGGCGAACTGCGCCTGCTGATTGTCGAGGTTCGCCTGATTGGCCTGCTGCTGCCCGGAGGCACCCTGCCCTGCGAGGTTGAACAGGTTGCCCTGGTCGTTGATCGCGGAGGAGTTCGCGTTGACACCAGAGTTCGCGGCATTCGTTCCGGCACCCGCGGCGCCAGTGAGAGCACCGAGGCTGTTGGAGTTGTTCGCGTTGGCGTTGCTCGATGCGAGCTGGAGGCCCTGCTGATACGCCTGCCCGCGCAGTGAAGCGCCGAGGTCGGCCGACTGCTGAGCAAGGCCCCGCTCGACGAGGCCCTGGGCGATGCCAGTGCGCGAGCTGTTGCTGTTGCCGCTGATCGCTGCGTTCTGCTCGATGCCCGGAAGGGTCACGTCGCGGGCCGTCTGCGTAGCATTAAGCATCGCATTGCGGACCTGAGCGTCAATGTTCTGCCCATCGGCATACTTGTTGGCAGCGTCGGTGATCGACTGCGTGTTGTTCAGCCGGGTCGGATCGTAATTCGTGAGGCCCGAGAGGGCACCCTGGGTCGCGTTTGTGCCTGCGGTCTGCAGTGCGTTGCCTGTGGCCGTAGTGCCGGCCGTGGACTGCCCCGTGCCGTATCCCAGCATCGACTTAAATACGTTCAACTGATCCGGCGTCATCTGCGCGACGAAGTCAGTCGGGGCCTTCGCCTGAGAGGCCTGTCCGTAAGCCGTCTGGGCTTTGCCGAAGGCGTCAGTTAGCGCGGCGGCCTGGGGCTGCCACGGCGTGGTATTTTCGTTCTTAGAGGTTTCTTGGGTCGAGCTGCCCATTGGGTGTCCTAAACTGTGTGAATGTAGAGCGGACGCGTGATGCCGTCTTGGCAGAGCACGTGCGAGAATGGGTGCCAACCCATCATGGTCACAAACTTGACCCAGCGGGCATCGTCATGCATGGGGCTGGCAAATAGCGGCACAGTTACCGCCTTGCGGAACACGGCCCAATCGGATTTGATCTTGCGGAGTGTGCTTGGAGACCAACGTAGTACGCGAAGGTGAGTGAGGTACATCCGCTCGCCTCCTTCGTTGCCGTAAACGTCGATCTCCAGAACACAGTAGTCCGTCTCGTGAGCTGTGTGGCGCTCAAGTAATACCATGGGCAACGAGGACCGCGTTGATCCGCTCGATCTCTGCGATGATGGACTTGATTGACTGCGAGACGCTCGCCAGCTCCTGCTGGAGATACTTACGGCCACCATCGTCGCCAATGGTGCCCATCGGCTTCGGGACGTACGTGGGGATCTTGGTGGTCATCGTCCGCCTGTAGTCTTAATGTCGAGGTCTAGGCCCGTCAGCGTGAAGCTGCGGTAGTCAGACCACAGGATCTTCAGTGCGAGCCAGCGGCCCTCGGTGTTGAGGTCGATCTTCTGGTTCTCGTGGCCGTCGTAGGGCTGATACTCGCCATACACCGGCTCGTCGCTGCCAGGGTCATCCGAGGAGCCCGCTGCAATCATGAGCGAGTTGCCGCCTGATGTGTCGACACGGGCCTGTGGGTAGATCGACCTGAGCAGCTTGTACTGCCGCAGCTCGGCACCCAGCTCGTCGAGGTCGAGGCCTGTGCGCTCCAGATAAACCGGTGCGGTGGCGTTGGGGTCCACGGGGTACGGGGCGACGGAGCCCTGGCCGTAAACGTCGAAGGCGTAGAGCGAAGGCTGTAGGCCGTATTCGGTGCTGCCATCACCAAGGCAGACAGTGACACGCTTGCCGCCGTCTTCCTGATCCTGATACGAACCGCCGACTTCCTCGTAGGTCGCCGTCACGGTCGCGTAGGTGAGCAGGTTCGACACCGGGCCATCATCAAACGAGTAGATGGACGGCATGTCGTCGAAGGACCAGCTCTCGGTGGTCAGGTTGTAGATGGCGGCGCGGTTGCATCCGTTGACGTCCTTGAACTTCGTGAGAGCGTCGCCCGAGACATATCCGAACATGATCTCGTTGAGCCGCGGGTTGAACTGCACGAAGCACTTGTCGGCCTGCTCGATGTTCAGTGACCCGAAGATGAAGTCGCGGGTCTTCTCGTCGCAGAGGCTCTTCTCAGAGATGCCATCGTGCATCCACATGTCGTCGATGCCGAAGCAGTAGTTCTTGCCATCCAGCTCGATGGAGCAGTACGTGTTGAGCACGCCCTTCGCGGAGGAAAGCTTGGTGTAGCTGTAGACGAACGTGGAGCCGTCTGCGTGCATGCGCCATGCTTCGCGCATCCCGTAGATGATCAGGTCGGAGCCGAGCTGGCACGCGTCCATGATCTGGCCGTCCATGGCCTGCAGGATGTTCTCGGTCGCGAGGGTCGCGGGGTTCGTGATGTCCCAGGACGCAGGGATGGTGCCGGTCTGAACAATCGACGAGGTCTTCACCATCGTCGGGTAGCTCGTGGCGCCCTTCGTCACGTTGAGAGCGACGACGGCGCCGCCGCACTGCGCGATGATACGCGCTGACCACGTGGCGTCCCACTTGTCAGCTGGGGTGGCGTAGGTCGCCGTGCTGAGATCCTTGAACTTGTTCGTGTCGGGGAGCAGGTACCACGGGGGCCGGTCTTCGCGATTGACGTAGACGAGGTTGCCAATGGTGTACGAGGTCCAATGGGCGTCCACATCGCTGGGCACGAAGCCTACGGGGGAGTAGTCGGCCTCAACCCCGTTGGCGTAGTAGTAGACACGGCCAGTCCTGTAACCCAGGAAGAGGTCGTTGTTGCTGTTGCCGATGCCGGCAGTGAAGGCGTAGCGCGGATTGTCTTCCGCTAACGGCTGCTTCACAGCTCTGAACACCGGAGCAGGAGAAATCTTGTTGTTCCTGAACCTAACGTTCACACCAGCCGAGAAAGCACCAACCGGAAGGCTGTATGGATCTTGATCTGTCACAATACCATGTGAAGCAAGATCCCTTAGTCGAACTAAGGGCACTATAGGTCCTTAAGGATCCCTAAGGTCTACTTAGGAATATCTGAATAATGATTATTGATTGAAAACCTTTGGGAGTACGTAAGGAGACCTTAGGATCCTAAGGCCCCCTTACCCCCATGGTCCGCGGCGAGCGATCCGAAATCAGGTCTTCACGGCAAAGATGAACGAGATGGCCTCGGGCCGCGTCTCGGTCGTGCCAGTGTTCGCCGGGGTCGATACGGTCACCGTGTGATTGTGCGTAGCAGAGCGGCTATTGGTCGTGCCGCTGAAGCTGTGCATGTGCCGGGTAGATGCTCCGCTCGAGACCTGGCGCAGGCCGCTGTTGAAGCCGCCCGGCGCACCACCCGCGTTACCAGCGCCGCCGTCATAGCCAACCGTGTTGTGGACGTGATCTGGGCTGTCAACACCAGTCGTGCCCGAGAACGTGTGGACGTGGTCCTGCGTCTCCGCAGCGGTCGTCGGTGTGACGTCGGGATGCGTATGCGGGCCCACGGTATTCGCCTGGGCCGTGCGCACAGCAGTCGCAGCAGTGCGGGACCGCGGGAAGCGGCCGAGCGTGTACATGTCCGGCAGCGTGAACGTGCCCGAGGAGACGCCGTAGCGGCTCGCTAGCGCCGGGTAATCAGCGACGTTGTAGGTCGCGCCGTTCAGCTCAAGCCAGTCCTTGCCGGTGTCCGTAGTCGTGACGCCGAGGGACGCAGGGAGCGCGGAGAACATGGCGACCTCACCGACCTCACGGAGGCCCGTGGGCGATAACTTGCCACCTGCGAGGCTCACGACACCTGCAGCGGACCTGTAGAACCCAAGGGTGGGTTCGGCCGCGAAGGAATACGCGGGCTTGGTCGAGGTGCCGGCCGCGGGGATCAGCTGGTTGTCGGTGTTCGTCAGTTGGCCCGTGTGGGCCAGGGTCGTCTTTAGGGCCGCCTTGATCAGGCGGATATGGTCGTCGGCGCCCGCCATCGGGTCCGAAGCGGCCGGATTGGAAGCTACCAGATCCGACACGTTGGTTGCGTTCTCTAAGGGCACCTTGGGTTCCAGTTAGTGGTTCTAAGTCAGGCGCATCATAGGGCGCCTTCGGTGTATAAGGCCGGGTACCACCCTAGTAACCCCTTGGTATCCCTCAATATTCACATGAAAACCACTATTGGGCCAGGATCCTGCCGGGATCGAGAGGCTCATTTGGTCCGCGGCGAGCTGTCCGAGAGGCTCATTTGGGGCCCCAGGGCTCCCGAGGAGACACCGCAGCCGTGAGCTTCGCCGCCGCCGCCCTTCAAGCCAAGGAAGCTTGAAGTCGGGTCGGGGATTGACCCAGAATTAGGATCCCTTCTCCGAAAGGGGACCCAAAAATCGGCCTAGTCCCCCGCTCTAGTCCCCCGCGCCCATGCTAACCCCATGCATCCATTGGCTTTCCTCCGGTTATCATAACCGGCACTGGGTCGACCAGGGCGCCGACCAGGGCGCGCCGATCCCCTCCGATCCCCAGGGCGCGCGGTGTCCCCATGGGCGCGAGTGTTACGCGTTGTAGCGGCTGCTTATTGTCCGGGTATAAATATAGCGTCGCGGGTGGGAACTCAGTCCTTATATGGGCGACACCGACTAGATAGGCCCTAGGTCGCCCTACGCGCCCCGTGGATTCGTTCGTTTCCCTTGCCGCTACCCTAGGCGCCCCTCGTCCCAACGCCTCCCCACGGACTCGCTAGGCCATGCAGCTAACGCATAGCAGCCATGCGATCATTTCGGTTGACGCGGGGGACCGAACGGCCCTTAGATGCATACACACACGGCAGACATTCACCACTAGGCACTAGAGAGCAAAGGGCAACACAATGACCAAAGTAATCGTCAAGGTCCAAGGGCAAGGCGGCGAGGGCACAACGGAAATCGACGCGCAAGCATGGTCCTACATGTCGCCTTCCGTGCGCGTCTTGTATCTCCACAAGCATTGCCGCAAGGCCACTAAGGGCCAGCCGTTCGATGTCGTCAGCGTCGTTAAGATTGAGGGTTGAACCAATGTCCGCACAGCAACGCGCCATCATCGCAGCAATCCGCAAGGCCGAATTGGCCGCATATCGCAACGGCAAGTAACCAGGGGATCACCATGGCCCGCACGTATTACACTCTGCTCGAAAAGCATCATGATGACACCGCGTGGTCTATCGCGTTCGGTGACTATGACCGCGAAGTGGTTGCCCAGGAACGCGACGATATCCGCGATGGCCACGGGTTCGAGGGGCAACGGCTCAAGATCATTGCGACCAATGACGCGCAAGCGGACATTGACGCCAAGGTGGCGGAGATCAACGCCAAGCTCGCGGCCCGCAAGGCCTAACACCTAGCACCATACCCGAACGGCCCGCGGCGCAAGCCTACGGGCCTTAGGGCATTAGAGGGGCATCGCGCCCTAATAGCTGCCACTTGATAAGGATTTACCACATGACTACCCGTGAATTGAAGGCCGCATTCCCCAAAGGCTCCCGTGGTTTCCGCTTGCTGACACCGGGCAACCCCAAGACTGAGAAGGGCCGCGGTGCAGGCTATTGGACGTTCATTCTGCATCTCGCGCCCGCTAGCCTCTCCGGCTTCAATGTGTGCGCAATGGCCACGGAGGGATGCAAGGCCGCTTGCCTCAATACTGCGGGCCGCGGTGGCATCATGGCTGGCCATGGTATCCTGACGGCTGCCGACGTCGCGTCGGGTATCGTCAACACAATCCAGAAGGCCCGCATCCGTAAGACTAAGGCCTTCTTTGCGCACCGTGCGGAGTTCATGGTTTGGCTCGCAAACGACATCGCCCGCGCTATCCGTATGGCGCGCAAGGCGGGCTTTAAGCCGGCGTTCCGCCTCAACGGCACAAGCGATATTCGGTGGGAAACCATCCCGTGCGGCTCATTCCCGAATGTGTTTAAGGCGTTCCCTGACGTGCAGTTCTATGACTACACGAAGATTGCCAATCGTCGCGGCATCCCTGCCAACTACGCCCTAACGTTCTCTCTTGCGGACGGTAACGAGACGCACGCGCGTGCAGCGCTCGCCAATGGCTTGAACGTTGCCGCGGTATTCTCCGATAAGGCCCGCGTGTCCCGTGCGATCTCCGAAGGTTTCTTGGGACATCCCGTGGCCAATGGGGACGATACGGATTTGCGTTTCCTAGATCCTGCCAACCACGTGATTGCCCTGTACGCGAAGGGCAACGCGAAGCGCGACACCTCCGGGTTTGTTGTGCGCTAATAGCTGTCACTTGTCCAAATAGGAGCATACGCAAATGGATATCAATGTGTACGACGTCAACGCGCGCAATCGTCCCATAGAGCGTCTGGAAGCCGTGACGTCATGGGAAGCCCGCAAGGCATATGCCGCACACCATGGCGTGCCTGTGTCTGATGTGATCGCGCGTCGCGTCAACGTCCCTGCATGGTGGGACAAGGTTCTCCGCTAGTCCCCTCTCACCATCGTGTCTCTACGGCCCGCAGCGCAAGCTTACGGGCCTTAGGGCCGTGCGGAAACCCCTTGTTTCATAGGAGCAAATGCATGTCTTGGAAGCCTGAAGTTATCGCCGACAACAGCGGCAAATGGTGCGGCAATGCGTTGCGTTTCGCCACTCGCGAGGAGGCGGAAAGCCAAGTTCGAGACCTGTCCTGGCGGTGGACTGCCGTGCGGGATACGCGCGTGGTCGAAAGCCCAGATCCTGTCAACTATCGCTACGCCAACGGCGCGTTGTTGACGCTGGAGCAGTGCGAGGAACGTGGGGACCTCGAGGCCGCGCGCGCCCTGGCAGAGCTGGAGCAGGCCCGCGATGTCGGATGACACCTGGGCCGCGGCCTTCGTATTCACGCTGTGGCTTGGCGCCATGGCCTGGGGAATTGGTTTCATTGTGAGGTATATCTAATGACTAAAACACACACAAAATCATCCGCTGGAGTTGCCCAACCAGTCGCGTGGCGCGTCATGAATGACTTCGGCCGCTGGTATATCACGCAGGACAAGGCGCTCGCGGACACCTATCGCGACACCGAAAAGAAGGATGTCCAGCCGCTATGCCTCGCCGCCCAGCAGCCGGCCTCTCAACCGCAGGAAGCGTGGCAGCCGATTGAGACGGCAAAGCGCAAGGACGGCACGCGCATTCAGGCATGGGACGGCAAGAAGCAGTTTATCTGCCACTTCCGCGGCGAGCACCATGAGCCGCATCAGGACAAGCCCGGCTGGTTCGAGCAGCACATCCGGATGCACCCGACGCACTGGAAGCCGCTAGGCCCATCCCCACTCTCGCGCCCACAGAGCAACACAGGTGAAGCATCATGACGCGCTCACTCCTTATCTTCACCGCAGGGGCCCTAACGTGCCTCACGGCCCTCGCGACCCCAGGCCTCGTAGAGATGGCCCACGTTGCCGCCTGGATGGCGTGTCGCTCCCTGACGTCGGGGGTGTGTCTGTGACTGCCATGCACTTATCCGCGTGACACCGGGGTTTCTCCTGTGGCCACTTGAACACGTGTCGGGCGGGGCACAGATGGTGGCCATTGTAAGGCTTGCGTAACCAAAGTTAGCAGGTTGCCGTTGACGGCATCCACACTTCGGCATCTGCTGGCTTGGTAAATGGACTGGTGGGGCGGCAGTTAATTCGCACCTTCATTTGACCAATTAGCGGTAGAACAAAAATGCGAACAACGTTCGTTATCGACGCATACAACCGTGCTCAATCAGACATGCATGAAATAGAAGATCCGCATCTGATCACGGTCGGGACACCCGTAGTAACTACAGCACCCTACACCACCGAGTTAGGTGTTCTCCCAGCCGGTGCTAAAGGTTTCGTGAGCTACATCCGTGAAACCACTGGGGAGGTGGGGATACTAATGGAAGGGATGGAGCCGGCGCTCGTCCACTGGGACAACATGCTGATCATCATGCCCTACGACACCGAGGATCTCGTCGAGGTCTTGGAGTTCAAGCGGATCCCCGGTGCCGGCGAACGTCGGCTCTCTACTTACGTAGGCATTGCCGCATCCGCAGTGGCATCCTTATTCGTGACCTACTAGCTGCCATTTGACTAAAGACGTGCACGGTGCCATGCTTTAGGTTCCGTGCACCAAAAAGAGACAGGAGGCCTACGTGTCAACACTCGGTTTCATCGTCGTATTTCTCGCGGCACTGCTGGCTCCATTGCCGTGCAATGGCTTATTTAACGCTGGATTGTTCATTCTTGGGCTATTTTTCATCTATCACGGCTAATACAGGGAGGTGCGCTTATGTTGGAGTGTTTGATGGTAGATTATATTCGGCCCTCGATTAGCGACGAAGAGATCGAAAGCCAGGAAGCAATGTTGTTGGCAATTGAGCCCTGGTTTAACCTAGGGCACGGTGTGCCACCCATCGCATACATACGCGCTTTCTGCCTCGTGGCCCGGAAGGAAGGCCTGACCGTTGCGGAGTATGCTGCACAGGCGGGCATCCCCTCCTCTGTCATGACGCGCAACCTGCTCGACATTGGCGACGTTAACAGGCAGCGCGGTAAGGGCCTGGAGCTGGTCGTTCAGGAGCGCGACCCGTTCGACCTGCGCAAGCACAGGGCGCGCCTGTCGGCCAAGGGCCGCAAGCTGGCCCACGACATCAACGTGGCGCTGAGGCGCATGCGGAGGCCTAAGTAATGACCGCGCTCCGACAGGCCACGCAGGCGCTGCTGGCGGCAATCCTTTTACAGCAATACGACGCTGCCCGCGTTCTGCTGCAGCGTGTCGATGCGGAACTGGCAGAGGCTAAGCGCAAGCAGATGGATGCACAGGAGGAGCCTCATGGCATACGCTGAGAAACGAGACGGCAAGCTGACGGGCGTTTGGATCGGTGAGGTCTATCGCAAGCCGAAGACCTTCCGCAGGCGCTTCAAGACCAAGAAGGACGCCGAGGGCTACGAGCTCTACGTCAAGCTCACTGGCGAGGAGCCGCCGACCCTGGACAACCATCAGAGCACGGGCGCGCCCACGTTCACCGAGGCCGTCGAGGCCGCCAAGGCCATGAAGGGCCCCAGGGGCGTCTGGGACCTCACCAACGACGAGACCCTCAATCAGCGGCTGGCGTTCTGTCAGGCCCACCTGGGCCCCTACGAGGTCACGCAGATGGGCGAGGACACCACGGACGTCCTGAAGGCCAAGCTGGACCTCCTGCGCAAGGGCGGCAAGCCGCTCGCGGCCGGCACCAAGAACCGCTACCTGACCGTGATGTCCGCCGTGCTCCACTGCGCCGAGATCAAGAAGTGGATCCAGGCCAAGCCGACCGTGCGCCTCTACAGGGAGAAGAACGCCCTGCGCGGGATCCTGGCGACCGAGGCCCAGGATCAAGTGATCATGCGGCTGATGGTCGAGGCCGGCCACCCCGTGGAGGCCAAGTGCGTCGAGTTCCTCATTGAGACCGGCATGCGCCGCGGGGAGCTGCTGGGCAACGCGCGCCGCGATAAGAAGCCCCTCCAGGCGTCCCAGATCACCATCGAGCCCGATGACGAGACGGGCGAGGAGAACGGATGGGTGACGCTTGGTGGCGCTTCTGCGACCGACGAGGAGATCGAACAGACGAAGAACAATTCTTCGCGACGTGTCTACGTAAGGGCGGACCTCGCCAAGGAAATGCGGGCCATTATTTTGGCTGGACAGCTGCCAACTGGCGACCAGTTGCTAGATAACTTCAAATCGGCGAGGGACGCTGCGGGGTACCCAAAGAACCTCGTGATCCACAGCCTGCGCCATACACGCAACACGCGTCTCTCTAAGGTCGAGCCCGACATCAAGAACCGCATGCAAATACTAGGGCAGAAGACCGTTTCGACCAACCTGCGCTACACCCACGTGTTCGACAAGGATCAACTGGCGGTAGCGAAAAAACTTGAGCAGCGTGCGGGGGACCGGCGCGAAAAAACTTCTGCTCAGGTGGTAGACTTCGCAAAAAGAGCTGTATAATCAAAGGCCCAATTGGAAGGGTGACCGAGTGGTTTATGGTTCCGGTCTTGAAAACCGGCGTGCCCGCAAGGGTACCGTGGGTTCGAATCCCACCCCTTCCGCCAGTCAAGCTTATTTTTCAATGCCTTAAGCACTTCACTCACCAAAACCCACTAACCAAAACCGTAGCTCTTGTCGGCGCGCTCAACGCTGGGAGGGCTAAAAAACCTAGACGGAACAAATCGAGAACACTATAGTGCGTGTCGAATCTGCGGAGTACGTGCATGCTAGCGACGAATCTACTCGAAGCTGTGCAAGGAAATACTCCTTTGAAAAACGACAAATTTTTCGATGAACAACTTGATCAGTCCGACACCAAAGCGCGAATCATCCAAAAGTATTTCTATGCGTGGGCGAAGGTGATCACACCTACCGCTAAACAGATGGTCGACAACAAGATTGCTTATATCGACCTGTACGCAGGACCGGGGCGTTACAAGGATGGAGCCGCATCTACGCCTTTGTTGATACTAGAGCATGCCATCAAGGATCCCAACTTGAGTGCAATGCTTGTCACTCTGTTCAACGATAGCGATCCGAACCATAGTTCCAGTCTACAAAAAGAAATCGACGCGCTGCCCGGTATCGAAAAGCTGAAATTCAAACCCAGCGTCCAATGTAACGCAGTCGGTGAAGACGCAGAAAAGTTCTTTGCCGAAACAAGTCTCATCCCGTCGTTCACGTTCGTAGATCCTTGGGGATACAAGGGTCTGTCGCTTAAAATCGTGAACGGAGTTATCAAGGATTGGGGCTGCGACTGTGTGTTCTTCTTCAATTATGGTCGCATTAATGCCGGGCTTTCGAACGATCTCGTAAAAAAACACATGGACGCGCTATTTGGCACTGAGCGTGTCGACGATCTACGCAAGAAGCTGGATGGCAAAACGCCGGAGCAACGCGTGGGCCTGATCCTCGAAGAGTTGTCGCAAGCGATCAAAGATATGGGCGGAAAATTTGTTCTTCCGTTCCGCTTCAAACGCGGTGCGCGGATTTCACATTGCTTAATTTTTGTTTCGAAGGCCTTCAAGGGCTATGAAATCATGAAAGGGATCATGGCAAGTGAAAGTTCGACCGATGATCAAGGTGTTGCTTCCTTCACGTATTCGCCAGCCGACGCTTCAACGCCGCTACTATTTTCGCTCTTGCAACCCTTCAACAAGCTACTAGCGGATTTGCCCAAGGAGTTTGCAGGCGAGACTTTAACGATGCGCCAGATTTACGAAAATCATTCCGTTGATACCCCGTACACCGACAAGAATTACAAAGAGGCTCTTAGACAACTGGAGGCAGCAGGAGCGATCACAGCTGATCCACCAGCAGCGAAGCGACCCAAACGGGCAGGCGCCGTCACCTTCGCGGATCACGTCAAGGTAACGTTCAAGTAAGGAGTTTCGCTATGGCTACAAATTCACCGATAGAATGGACAGAAGCAACTTGGAATCCAGTTGGTGGTTGCACGATTCTGTCACCGGGTTGCACGAATTGCTACGCGATGCGCCTCGCTCGCCGATTGGAAGCGATGGGGCAACCAAAATACGCGGGCACCACTCGTGTGACCGGTGGCCGCGCTAAGTGGAATGGCAAAATCGTTCTAGACGATGCCGCCTTAAACATACCGCTGAAATGGAAGAGCCCAAAAATCATCTTCGTCAATTCGATGTCGGACTTGTTCCACGAGAACGTGCCGCTGGAGTTCATCGGCAAGGTTTTTGATGTGATGCAACGTGCTCGACACCACACGTTTCAAATTTTGACCAAACGTGCAGAACGGCTCGCTAGCGTTGCGAACCAGCTGCCCTGGCCGAATAACGTCTGGATGGGCGTAAGCGTTGAAAACAACGAATATGCCGATCGAATTGACCATCTGCGTTCGACACCGGCATTTATCAAGTTCCTGAGCCTAGAACCATTGCTTGGTCCACTTGAGCACCTTGATCTTGAGGGCATCGACTGGGCTATTGCGGGTGGCGAAAGCGGTCCCGCCGCGCGCCCAATGGACCCAGATTGGGTGCGATCGATTCGGGATCAATGCGTTGATGCTGGTGTTGCCTTCCACTTTAAGCAGTGGGGTGGAGTGCAAAAGAAGCAAACTGGTCGGGTGTTGGACGGACGAACGTGGGATCAACTTCCAACGGCGAAGGCGTCCGCGATTTTGGCTTAAGGTTTGGCGATCGTGACGCTGATACTTTCGATATGGGCTGCCGCTCTCTCGACCATCTTGGGCGGGATCAAAATTTGGGAGGTTTGGAGCGCCCGGCAGCGCATTTCCGTTGGATACCAGGTCGATTACGAGGGTGATACCGGAAGCTCGATTACTATTGGGAATCCAAACTCTCAGCCACTCTTGATCACTTATTGGATATTGCTTGTAGAGCAGAGGAGTGGTTTGCGCTGGCACAGCGTGGACGGACGGACGCTAAATGCAGGCAGCTATTACGTGACGATCGGCGCACACGATCATCACGTTTTGTATTTTTGCGATAAGGAGAGGTTCACGTGGCCTCCAAACGCTAAAGGTAAGGACCGTGTTGTTCTGGAACTTTCAGTCGCTGGTCGTTCCAAGCCACTGCGATTGCTGGTTTACCGAACAAACTTTGCGTCTGGTTAGAAACCTGAATCGGGTGCGAAACGGTCAGAGAACCAAAACCGGTGGAATTCGCGAATGAGATGGATGATGATTTTGTTTTTTGAAGAGCGTTGGTGAGCTATCTGGTGAAGACGATCCTTATCGCAATCTCCGCCACAAGCAATTCCAACGCTCTAAGCGACAAACGCGGCGGATGATGTTTCCGCCAATTAGGGTATCACCTCCGGTATGACCAAACAGATTACGCCAACGCTGAATGCGCCTTCGTTCACGTGCCCGCATTGTGGTGCCCACGCGAATCAAACATGGCATCTACTCAACACGGGCGGTCCCCTTAGATTGGCCGGTCTTATGGGCGGCGGGGCTAGGGTTGATGGGAGAAATCCCGAGCCGACGATTTCGGGCGGAGCATCGGGGCAGTTTGACCTAAACTTTGTGAACAACCTAAATCTGACGCAGTGCTTTAGCTGTAAGCGCCATACCGTGTGGGTTTTCGACAAGATTGTGTGGCCTGCAACGTTATCAATAATAGCGCCGACAGATGACATGCCTCAGGACGTCCGGGACGTTTTTTTGGAAGCCGCCGCTATTGTCGATGCTTCTCCAAGAGGTGCAGCAGCATTGCTTAGGCTTGCTGTAGAGCGATTGATGCCGCACCTCGACGCACAAGCAAAAAATATCAACGCTAGTATCGGCCTCTTGGTCGCAAAGGGGCTCGACCCGAAGATTCAAAAAGCGCTCGATGTTTTGAGGGTGATCGGAAACGAAGCCGTCCACCCCGGACAAATTGATCTTAAGGACGATAAGGACACTGCGCTAAAGCTATTCGACTTGGTCAATATTATAGTGCAGGCGTTGATCACAACTCCAAACCACATCAACTCAATGTTCAACTCACTACCTCCGAATGCCTTGGCAGGAATTCAAAAGCGCGACGGCAACCACGGGTAAATAAAGTGTACCGCCGTTCGAAATGAGGGCTGGCCCATCTAGCGCAGCGCGGAGCCCCATCCTATTTTACAGCCACTGATTTACGCGGGGGAATTGATGCTGCGATTGGTGGCGATTTTGATTGCCGGGTTGCTTTGGCCGGCTGCAAGGAGAAGGTGAAGGACCCGCAACAGGTCGAATTCGAGCGGAAATTTGAGCGCGAGGCCGTGTTAGTCAGAACGTGCCCGGGCGATCCTCGCTATATGAGCGGTCCCACAGCCGCGGCTCAGCGCGTGTACCGCTTCGAAAAAGAACTCTGGTTCATCGACATAGACGGCCCTCGCAAGTTAGAGACAACGCCCGAGGCGGCTTGCAGTACCCTGACATTGCCCCCCGATCCAAAGCCGGCCGGCATCCCACTGCCCGGAGGCCTCACACTCCAAGGTCCAAAGACCTGAGCTTATGTCGAGAAGCAATCGAGATGGGCGCCCCCTTGGCGATCAGCCAGCCGTAAACGATGCGACTTGGGCATTCGATGCGGTGATAATCTGAACCGGCCAGTCCTGTTTCAGGCTGGGCGCGAACTCGGCGTGTTGCAGAAGCCGCACAAGATCATCAACCGCGTTCTTGTCACGCAGGAAAGACAGCACGGGAACCGGCCCGCCATTTGGGATCGGACCGAAGACGACAGAGGGGACCGGTGCGCTGACATTGCGATTTTCCAACGTGCGGTCGAGCGCGGCGAGGTTTATGTAGGCAGTCTTCAGCGCATCAACCGCGCTGGCGTAGGCTGCACCGGCAGCGGCTCGCTGGGCGATCAGTTGTGACAGTGTGCTCATTTGGCGGCTCTCCTATACAGCTATCTGGCTGTACAAGATCGGCCGTTCGAGCCGGACGGTCAAAAATGGCCGATGAAGATCAGAACGGGCTACAAAGCGTCAAGAGCGGTCATGAGCGGTCATCGGGCGGATATGACGTGACGATTTCCACAGCCATATAACCGCGATGGCTAGAAGCTTTGGTGAGTGCACGAAATTCGTGAGCGATGACAATTCTCCGGGAGGACGGCGCGTCCGCTTTCTTTGGACGATCCCCGATGGCCCTGCATACGTGCAGCATGACCATCGGGGATGCATGAACCGACAGGTGTTCGCTGCCGGGACATTCAATCAAACTGCCGTTGCCACGCTGCGCGGAGTTCCGCGAATTCGATCGGATGCGCCTCCCGGACCTTCGCGCAGAAGTGCGCATCTTCCCCGTTGGCTTCATGCTCTTTGCCAGTCACAACTAGCGCCGTCGCACGCAGCAAGTCGGAAATGTCTGATGAGTTGGGAAACAGCTTATAGGTCCGTTTGCAGAACGCCTTGAAGGTTGCTGGTTGCTCGCGATAAAGCCAAGTCATTAGATCGGTAAGCGCGAAGCCGTCCAGATGTAGCCGCCCATCTGCGACGTGAATTGCGCCAAACGTTGCATCAAACGTTTCAACGATAATCGCGTCTGGGTTCGGCCTCCCCTTTTCAATATCGTCGATTTTGCCGTCAATCACGGTAACATTGAGTTTGGGCTTTTCAACGAAGTACTGCGTCATTGAGGTATTCCATCCATTTGCAGGCAGCGTCATCATCAGTGTCCGTCTTGACTATCTCGGGCGTTTTGCCAAACAGGGCTTTGCTGACCGTTTCAGGCAATCGTGGGCCATACCCGCGAAGCGTCATTGCGTAAGCGTTACCAGCGTTGCCTTCTGAATCGACGTCGTTTCGTGCGATGAATGCCGATAGGCGTTCGGAATAGAGGTCATATCGAGCGCGATCATCTTCGTTGAACGTGTCAAGCTTGGCGGCCAAACTGTGAGCGGGTTTTACAACCGCCAGCAATGCCGCAAGCTGTTTCTTGATTGACGCTATTGTTGTCACTTGCTCGATTGTTGCCTAATTATCAGCGCGGTTAGCTCTTCAACCTGACGCTGAATGTTGTCGATATTTGCGATGTTCTTGAGCTTCTCCATTGCGATTGCGATCGCCCTCGCCTCATCAGCGCTCAACGTGCCATCGATGAACGCTTGCTTAATCGTTTCGGGTTCGGCATCGTCCAATTCAACGGTGCGCGCTGGAGGCAGGCAGTAGCGGAGAATCAATTCCATCGCTTTCCAGTGTGACGGGCTTTCCCTGTCGTTGAGCGCATCGCGCAATTTGTTGATTGCGTCTGGCCCCATCGCTTTGATGCTTGAAAGCATTTCGGATGACAGCTTGTTGCGTGATCCGCGCGGGCGTCCCGGTGTTGTCAGCCAACGCCCATTGGCGTCTCGGTCGCTTGATTTAGGGGCGTTTAGCGTTGGGGCATTGCTCATCTTCAAACCCAAATCACCGCGATGTTCTGAGACGAGCACCATCTCACAAGATCGGCTGTCGCCGTAAGCCAACCGTTCCCAGCGCGCGTTGGCGCGGGCAGTCCATAAAGCTTTACCCACAGATGAAGAACGCCGCGCGACCGTCCGAGCGCGTTCCGCAGACTAGCAGCATCGATCATCGGCGCGGTCGGCAACACGACGCTGTGCGGGAAATTCGGACGGGGGCCGGGCTTCACTGTAGCGTTTCCAGCATCTCGGGATTGATTTCGCTTGAGCCGGGGTGTGCGGTGTACGTCCGACCGCACACCCCGGCATGAACCGGCGTTGTTGCGCTACGCTGGAACATTCTTGTTGGTCGATGCTGCCGCAAGCAATGACCGCATGTGCGCTGCGTGCAGATGCAACGTTGCCTTTTCGCCGTCGCGCTCTAGCAATTCGCGCATATACTGGAGATGCGCGATACCAGCCTCGCGGTATTGTTCGTGGGTGAGTTTTACCATTGTCGCTACTCCGTTGTACGGACGGTGGGGAAATACGGCTGTCCGCTTAGCCGATCAAGTTGCGGCGTTACCGCTCACAAGAAGGTTGTAAGCCTGATCGCGTGGCAAATCGGTGCACAGCGCAACAAGGTCCACAGTTGCGCGGAGCGTGTCGGAGACGTTCGCAACTGTGTCGGCGCGCGTGTTGAGCGTGTTGACGGCTTTACGTGCTGCCGCCATTGCGGCGTCGACGTTTGGACCGGTCCTGAGAGGGTCAAGATGATCAGGTTGTAGTGGCCAGTCACTTTGAAGGCCGGTGCGTTCAATATGGCGTTTTAGCATGTATTTTTCGGTGATCTGCTTCTGCATTTCGGCCGGTACATCGCGATAGGCATCCGTCTCGATCAACGCGGCTAGCCCTTCGGTCGATAGGCCATCGATCAGCGAGCCCTTATCGCCGACAGTCTCGCAGGCATCCCATCGTGCAAGCGCGCGCTGGCGAATATGGGCCGTCGCAGGGGTTGCGGGATCAACGCTCATGGCGACAGCGCGCGCGGCCGCAATCTGCTGGCCTTCCTTTCGTCCGTCGCCCTGGGCTTCGGTGAAGGCCTTGGAAAGCACATTAACGGATGCAGCCTTCAAGTGATCCGCGCGGGCACTGGCCTTGTACTGACTGTCGGCAACCCCAACAACGCCAGCAAAGTCGGCAAGCCGAGCTGTGAGGTTAGCGACTGTCCGAGACATTGAGGCGCCTTGGTCGAGAGACGGCGCATGCACGACGACGGTGCGCAGACCATCCTCATGCGAGCCTGTGAAGACTATGCCGCGCCCAGTGTTGGCCTGTTTCATTTCCATGTTGCGAATTCCTTATCTCTGAACGAGCGGCGTGAAGCGCCGCAATGAACGCGTTAAGAGATAGTTGGGCCAGCAAAACGCTGGCAAGACCACGCGTCGGGGCCACGCAAAGCGTCGCTACAACGACCATCGATAATGGTTTCGAATTGAGTTGCGGTGGTCCGTGGCGCAATCGCGGTGGAGCGTCGCTCTGATGCGATCGTCGGTGGTGCTATCGATAGGAGTTACAAATTGAGTTGCGATGATCAGGACGGACGCGCCGTTCAGCTTGTCCACAGAGGAATTCTTTCGCCAGTATGGATGCCTTTGGCTAGTGAACTTGGTTAGTGCACGGACCATCGCAATTATCATCGCAATCAATTCAGCCACTTAAAAGTCGACCACGGCGGAAGAAGCATCCGCTTGAGATTGCGGCGATCTGTTTGGAATGCTGCCCGCGTCGATTATAGCGACGAGACCGAAAACAGGTTTGCAATAGCTGTGCTGGGATGGAGGCATCATGAAATTGATCGGCGTAATTCTGTTGGGTGTGTATGCAACAACCGCAGTGCTGTTCGTCATCACGTTTATGCAAACCGCGAGCGAGCTAGAACACTTCCGCGCTCGGCCGAAGTACTGAGGCGTGTACTCATAAATGGCCCGATGGGAAGTCTGCTTCCGGGAGCATAACAGACTAATTGTGCTCAACGTGAGTTTTTCGGATTTTGACCCCTATGTATGGTCCGGCCGTGCGTAGCAAGAGGTTCGTCGATCAGGTGGTGAGTGGTCTTGCATCAATGTATCCGGCCTTTGATTGGAGCATTCTCTCCGGGCCATCATGGATATCAGCGCGCGTGCGTTCTCATTAGCGGACAGGCCTCGATTGGGCCATTTGGGTCACCAGTGTTCGCATGCGCCGGGAAGACCGAACCTCCATCTCGTCTCATCCTCTCGCAGACCTTGGCTGGAACCTGTTGATGGGGTTACGTCATCGCTTGCTCCTCCTACCTCGCAGTTCCTGTGTTCGAGCCGGGGGCCGTTCCTTCGTCCCGGCCCGCAGGACGTGCGTCGCGTCGCGCGCACGGGCGGTCAAGGCCGGCCGTTGCGCTTTGCTTGCGGCTGGCTCCGGCGTTGCCAGGCCGCGCCTTGACCGCCCCGAGCACGGCGCGACGATCAAGCGGATTGGACGTCTGCATCGTTGGTCCTTGTCAGCTCGAAGGCGCGTCCTTTAGCCAGCACCGCCCAGGCGATGCGGGCAAGCTTGTTGGCGAGTGCGATCGCTAGCACGTTGTGGTGCAATCGCTTCTTGGCGGCTTCGATCCAGGATCTGAGTCCGTAACGTTCCCAGTTCTTGATCCTGACCAGCACCACCCATGCCGCCTGCACGAACAGAACGCGCAGGTAGCGATTGCCGCGCCTTGAGATTTTGCCGAGGATCGTGCGGTCTCCCGTCGAGATCTGCTTGGGCACCAGTCCGAGCCAGGCGCCGAAGTCACGGCCTTTGGAGAAGACGTCTCCAGTGCCGATCGCGGCTACCATGGCGCTCGAAATGATCGGCCCGATGCCAGGCACCGTCATCAGGCGCGAACATGCCTGATCTTGACGGGCCAGTGCTTCGATCTCGCCGGAGAGGCTATCGATGCGCTGATCCAGCCGGCGCCAGTCGCCTGCCAACTCCTCGATGACACGCAACATGCGTGGCGACAGGGCATCGGTGCGCGTGGCAAGGATGGTGGGCAGTTCTGTGCGCAGGAAGCCGATACCCTGGCGCACCGCGATCCCGCGTTCCAGCATGAAGGCGCGAATCTGGTTGATGATGCCGGTGCGTTGCGACACCAGCCGCTCGCGCACCCGATGCAGCGCCTGCAGATCCAGTTGCTCCGCGGTCTTGGTCGCCACGAACTTCATCGTCGGGCGTTGCACGGCTTCGGCAATCGCTTCGGCATCATTGAAGTCGTTCTTCGGTCCTTTGCTATAAGGGCGGACATATTTGGCCGGCATCAACCTGGCATCGTGACCTAGCGATGCGAGTTTGCGGCTCAAATGATGTGCGCCGACGCAGGCTTCCATGCCGATCAGGCAAGGCTGCATATTGGCGAGCCGCGCCTCCACCTGGCCACGCGACCACTTTTGCCGCAGCACGATGGCGCCGCGCGTATCGTGGCCCACGACGTGGAACGAGTTTTTGCCGATATCGATGCCGATCACGGCGATCGCAGTACTGGGTGTCTGGGACATGGCGTGCTCCTTGTCTTGGCGCCCCTGGCCAGCTTATCGCTGGCGGGGCAGGAGCACGGCCGGACCATCCCATTAGCGGACACATTCCTACGGGCACCTTTGCAGGGATCTTGCACTAGCCGCATGCAAATCTTTGGTTGCGCTTCGCCCGAATATCCAGTGTAGTTTGGAAACCAAGGCCCTGAGGATTGGCCTAAGGGCCGAAACGCCCAAAGGGAACAGCGATGACAAAGATCGACAGAAGATCAGCGCTATCACTCGGGTTTGCAACGGCTGCCGCGTTCGCGGCGGGAACACCAGCTTCCGCACAGACTCCACCCGAAGGCGTCAGCATCCAACCCTGGGGTAAACGCGAGTCGATGATCCCAGGCTATAAGACCGTCTCAATGCGCGATGTGGTTTACCGGCCAGGCGCAAAGACTTCCAACCCTTCCATGCCCAATGACATGGTTTGTCACGTACCGGAGGGCGAACTCCGGGTGAAGCAAATTGGTGGCATGGAATTTGTTGCGAAGAAAGGTGATGTTTGGACGTGCAAAAAAGGCATCGCCGAAGACCTAGAAAATGTCGGCTCAACGGTCGCCATCATGCGTATCATCGACTTAATACCGGCATGAATAATCATCGCATCCCGAGTCAGGGGGATTAGGTTTGCGCGATACGCAGAAGGATTGCGGCAAGCCGGGTTGCCCGAATGATCATCGCAGCCAGTGTTCGCCGACGGCGACGAGGTGATCGAGTAGAGCGGCGACTTCCGCTCATGGCCCGTAACGGACCTCCCGGCATGTCTGCTTTTGAGCCGCTACTGGGGCACAAGCGGACATTAAGCGCTGGCCCACTTTATCGATTTATGAGTACACGCCCTAGCTTTAGAGTGTGCGACGCGCGGCGCTGCAATGCTGTGATCGCGCTATGATTGTTTCCAGATCATAGCATCACTTGAGCCCTCATTTTGAGGGGTTTATCGGCTGTCCGCTATGATCGCTATGATTCTTCTTATTTTGAAATAGGGAAACAAAAGAGCACATCCATAATTATCAATTTCCGGACCATCGCGCCGTCCTACAATGGAGCGGATACGAGACGAATTGCAGCGATCATAGCGATTATAGAAACGCGCATGACTTCAGTGAGTTAAAGGCGCTATGACCCCCCGCTACAATCATATTTGATCGCAGCGCTGAAATTGCTTGAATTATGGCGTTCATTCATAGCCTTGAGCGCGCCCGTAATTGGCGACATCAGCATTTTCATCGACGCTCCACAGAACGCCGCGCTTGCTCGGATCATCCGCGAAGTAGGCACGTCCGGCTTGCCCGCGATGATGATATTGGAGATTACCGATCGCCTTGCCAAGCGTGCGAGCCGCAACGGGCTTGTTGCCGCGTTCGCGAAGAAGCCGGGCCACGGCGGCTGTGCTAATCCAACCGGCCCGGAAGCCTTGCAAGCCATCGTCTACAGCCTCGGCAATAAGCTGTTCCAGCCAACCACGACTTTCGATCAGCGCTTCGGCGGTGCTTGTCGTCTTCGGCGCCCGCATCGGGACTGCGCCACATTCGATCGGGTAATTTAGCAGGTAGTTCGCGACAATCTTCAAGCCCGTCTTGTGCCCGCCGTTCTGTTCGTTGCCAAGCCACCCATAGAGGCCATTGAAATAGTCGTCGTTCATCCCGCGCGATTTAAGGTCATCCACGGTTTGAAGGGGACTATAGAATATCGCGAAACGTCGTCCATTCGCATGAATTGGGATCGCGTCCTTATGATTGCTGAAGAACAGCCAATTGCCCGGCGTATCACCCATCTTTTGATTGACGGTCTTAGCTTCGATTTCGAGCTCCGTTTCGGTAATGAACGGTTTGAGCGTTTCGACCATATCGCGCTTCTCATCGGTCTTGATTTCATCGACCAAGAAAAATAGCTTTCCTTCCATCCACCCGTTAAATTTGCTCCCACTGTCGTTCAGTTGCTTCGCCTTCGGCTGGTAGAAGTACTGCGTGTCGATGACGTGACGCATTACCTGCTTGAACACGTTCTTTCCAATACCCTCTGTCGATTGGATCAGCGGTGACCAAGGTATTTTGTGTCCCGGAAAGCGAGCGTTGTGCGCCAAGAAGTCGATCAGTATACGTTGGTCGTGCGCATCTGGTAGAACTAAAGCAATATGCCGCAAGAACGGCATTGCATCACCATCCATGCATTCAATAGTTGCCGGAATGTAGGTGTTGATATAGGTGCGAGACAAACCATCGCTGATGATTTCGCCTGTTACCTGTCGGGGTCTAAAACACGTTCCGTCAACTGTTGGAATTCGCCATAGCCGCGAGTTGGTCGCGGCTTCCCAAGCCTTGTTGACTGTTTTACCTAATCCGTCGACGACGAAATTCTTACCCCCGTATGTGCTGTTGAAGCTCCCAACATCGTAACGGATACCTCGGGGGCCGAAGATCGTGTTTTCCGGACCGATCAACACACAGCCTTTGAACCATTCGCGCTGTTCTCTGTCAGTCAACAATTCGCCCGTTGGGATTGGCATTGATTGCGGTGCCGATGACTGCTGGTGTTCATGCGGCATTGGGAGCGGATCAGACTTGCGTTGCTCTTCCGCTCGCTTCTCGCCGAACAGCCGTAGCGCATGCAAATTGCCGTTGCGCCTTTCGAGACTGGGCCAACCTAGTTCAGTTGATCTTAAGCTGGTCCAATTCTTTCTAAGATAGGCGTCCGATGGTGCGCCCTGCCCCTCAACGATGTATTGCGAACACCACTGCGCCCACACACTGTAAAGCTGTTGTTCAGGAGCGAAATTCCACGCGGCCTGCTTCCATGCTGCTGTAAATCCAACCCATGCATCGCGGTCCAGATCGTTCGGGTTCGTTTCGGCGAGAGCTCGCAAGCACCAATCCCATCCGGGCGCTTGCATCTTCGGTTCGCCTAGTTCGTATCGGTCGCCCGTGCCGTCGATGACGTTGACGCTGTATAGCGCAGCCTCCAACGAGCCAGGATCGATCGGTTTGTTGTAGTTACTCAGTGCCCAACACTTTACAAGGTGCGGCATGTTCGGGTTTTTAGCATGGATCGTTCCCGGAAGCCGCAATACACGCGATGGATCAACAACGCGCTTGTCGCCGTCAAACACGGTGCGCAGTTTTCGTTGCAATACCGCGAAGCGGTCGCGGTCGTCGTGCTTCTGCGTTTGCCAGTAAACATGCAGCTTCCCCGGCGATGACTGTACGGCGAAAGACGGTGCGGGGTTGAATTGCGTTGCGCGCTCGTAGTTCTGTTGCGCGCTGAGACTGTCCAGATCGACAGCCTGACAACGTATTGTCTTGACGTTAGCAATTTCGCGTCCCAGTCCATCCATCTCGTTGATCGTGATGAACACGCCGTAGCCCTTCGAATTCAGGGCGCAAAGCTCTTGCCACAGTTGCGGAAGCGTTCCGCGTCTAGGGATGGCGGCGATATCCTTGCGCGTGTCGTGGATTGCCCTCGCGTCGATGACCGCTATGTTTGGATCGCCTTGAACAAGTGCGGCGATATAGGCGCAGGCGTGCTCATAGCTTTGCAGCAGCGGGCCGCTATCGAATGCGCGCAGGGCAATACGGTGGAGCGGCGCGCAACGGTTGAGGTGCGACGCGTGGTCGTGTATAAGCATTCTGCTTTCCTAGAAGCGAAGAGTTAGCTAGAGGCCCTGCCAAGGTCGCAACTTGGCGGGGCCTATTTCTCTGTACGGCGGATGAACGTTCCGCCCTGTTCTTTGAGACAGTTCACAAAATTGTCGCCACTAACCGGAACGACTAACCGCCCACTGTGGCAAGGGCCGCTTTGCGCCGGTTGGCGATATAGTTCTCGATGTCGCTGGCGAGATAGCCAACACGACGCGGGCCTAAGGGGATTTTGGGAGGAAAGCCGTGGCCTGCTTTGGCGTAGCGGCGCAGCGTTGGCGCTGAGATCGTGAGGCGCTGGCAAACCTGATCGGTAGTCAGAATAGTCGTGCTGTCTTGGGACATATGGGCGGGGTCCTGCTTTGAATTGATGGGCATTGCAGGGCATCCACCCACGCACGCTGCGTCTTTACCGCAACTCAGGCCATCCGACCCTTACGCCGCTGTCATCCGACTGCGCGACTAGCTAAGCACTCTCATATTCGCTCACGATGCGTCAAAAAGAAAAAGCCCGCGAACGGGCTTCTTCCGGGGATTATGCACAATCAGCTTTCAGGCGATCAGTTTTTCCCATTTCGCTTTGTACGTTAGTGCGTCCGTTAGGAGATAATCGCACCATTGTTGCATTAGATCGCGACGACGGTCGAATGCATTGCCCCGGCGATAGGCCCGCTTGGTCTTGTTCTTGATGGTGTGCGCAAGTGCCATATCGGTGATCACGTCCGGATGCACAGTTGTATCTTCCGCCCAATCTTGGAACGATGATCTAAAGCCGTGTACTGTGAAGCCTTCGCGCATTCCTCGTAGCATCTCCAACATGCTCATGTCGCTAAGCGGCTTTCTATGCTTCATGCCGGGAAACACGTAGGGGTTTTCGTCGATCGTTGGCAACGCCCGCAATAGCTGAACAGCGGCATCCGACAGAGGGACGCGATGTTCAACGCCCGCTTTCATACGTTCCGCAGGGATAATCCAGATCGCATTGTCTAGATCGAATTCGGTCCGTTGCGCGTTGAGCGTTTCGTTCGTGCGCGTTGCGCAGAGAATCGTCAGCATCAATGCCTTTGCGCTGTAGTCGGGTTTCTCGCGCAATTCGATCATGAATGCGGGGGCGTCCTTCCAGTCCATCGCGGTGAAATGTCCTCTTGATTGTTTCCCGTTTAGCCAATGTTCAAGATGATCCTTCCATTGCGCCGGATTGTGATGGTTGATCCAAATCTCTCGAGTCTCGGGGTTCGTTATCCCTTTCGCCTTCGCGGCGCCGATTACGGTCTCAATTCTCATACGCACTCGCGATGCTGTTTCGCGCGCGCCTGTCCAAAGAGTGCCTTTCTTTCCCGCACGGTCGTGATCCTGTCGCAAGACCTTCAACACGTCATCGGTCGTGATCTCGTGCGGAAGCAACTTGCCGATAATCGGATATGCATAGGTTTCGAGCGTGTTTTCCCACTGCTGAAGGTGTTTGGCATTCTTCCAGCCATCCTTGTGTTGAGCGATGTAGTCGCGGGCGACTTCCTCGAATGTATCGACGGCTGTTCGACTGACCGTCGTGACGGCCGTAGCGGTCGCGGCGGTGTCGGCGTCTCGTTCGGCCAACGGGTCGCGTCCTGCCTTGATCAGCTTGCGGAGTTCCGCAGCCCTCCATTCGAGGGCCTTCAGTCCGGCTGCATCGATCGGTTCGTATTGCTGTAAGGTCATCAGCCGACGCCGACCGGCCGCCGTGGAATAGCGGAGCGCCCAGAAGGCTGAGCCGCTTTTGGCGACCGCAAGGCATAGCCCGCGTTCGTGCGCCCACATGCCCGGCTGAGCGGCCTGGACAAGGGTTTGAATGGTTTTGAGGGTGAGACCTTTTCTAGGGCTTGCTGGTTGGGCTCTATGGGGATTTGGTGCGTGCACTGCTGGCGACCTCGCTGGTTAATCGCCACGCTAGACATTCACCTTTCCGAGTTCACCACTGCTCTTTGCGCCTGTTTCCTCATGATTGCTCATGATCGTCTAAACTTGGGGATAGCGAAACATGCTCAGTGAGTTAGGTGCGCTCGTGATCGCTAGTGACGTCGCGTGACGCCCCAACGCTAAGGTCACCCCTTCCGCCAGTATATTGTTCGCCACTGTTCGTGGTCGTTCGAACTCCACAGCAACTTCAGTGACTTACGCCGAATGACTGTACTTCGCAGTTCGTTGGTGTTCTTCCTAATCGGGTCACTGACCGTAGCTGAAGACCGTGGGTTCGGAGGACGATTTCTTTGGAGGAACAATGGCTGGACGGCTCAAACCACTCGACGTAGAGCGCCTCATAAAGCCCGGCAAATACGCCGATGGCGGCGGCCTGTATTTGATCGTCACAGGACCGACGTCGAGAAGCTGGTCGTATAGATATTGGAAAGACGGCAAAGAGCGGTGGCACGGTCTTGGCTCGTTGAAGGAGGTATCGCTAAAGGATGCGCGGCTTGCCCGCGATGCGGCCCGACTGCGCGTTAAAGGTGATCGCAGCACGGCGGGTATCGACATCGTTCAAGAACGGCGAAAAGCACGCGACGAGGCAAAAACCGTCGTGGCCAATATGGTATTGCCGACCTTCGAAGAATGCGCGGAAGCCTACATTCGGGCGAACTGGTCGACCTGGAGTGAGAAGCATCGCGATCAGTGGCCGTCCTCCCTCAAGCGCTACGCCTACGCCACGATCGGCACATTGACGATCCCGGAGATCAAGCCAAGCCACATCTACGATCTGCTGGAGCCAATTTGGGTGGAGAAGCGGGAGACTGCGAACCGCGTCCGCGGCCGAATTGAAACGATCATCGCAAAGAACGTCGATATCGATGATCCGGAGTTCCGCAATCCAGCCGAACTTACGCGGCAGATGCGCGAGAAACTACCAAAGCGCACCAAGCGAGTCGTTCGGCATCATCCCGCTTTGCCCTATGCGGAAGCTCCGCCATTTTTGACGCTTCTGGCTAGCGCTCCGGGCAGAGCTGCCGCCATGTTGCGCTTCCTAATCTTGACGGCCTGCCGCACCAATGAGGCAGTCGAGGCGCGCTGGTCCGAGATCGATCGGCCAAACTCGACTTGGAAAATTCCGGGCGACCGAATGAAGATGGACCAGGACCATTACGTTCCATTGTCCGACCCCGCCCTGGCGGTTCTCGACGAGCTGCGCGATGGACGCCAAGGCGAACTGATCTTCGCCGGTCCTGATGGCGGAGCATTCTCAGAAAACGCAATGCTCGCAGTGCTTGATCGTCTCGGCTACGGACACGTGACCGTGCATGGTTTCCGGTCAACCTTCGCGACTTGGGCGGAGGAATGCACCGATTATCCGGACGGCGTACGCGAAGCCGCGCTGGCCCACAAATACAAGAGCGAGACCACCGCAGCCTATCAGCGGGGCCAAAAGTTGGAAAAGCGAAGGGCTCTAATGAAGGATTGGGCCGCATTCCTCACCGGCAGCAATGTGTTTCAGCTGCAAGACCGCAGAGTGGGATAACACCGGCTACCGAACGAAAGGCCCGCCGGTTCTCGCGGGCGGCCCCTTGTCGACGATCTCTACAACGAGGTCTTAAGGATGCGGGACCACATTCGACAGCTGGAAACTGGCGGCGAGCTACCCGCACCGCGCACATCACCGCCGCGCAGGCGGCCAACGAGACTCGCCGATGAAGCACGCCGACGAACGACCATACGCAAATCCGGAGGCAGCCGCGCGCACGCGCGGCGAGATCGCAGCGAGCGTCGAGGCCGTCCAGGACGGCAGAATCTATATCGAGAGGATCAACGCGCCCTTTTTGTTCAAGCTGAAGGGCAGTGGCAGCGAGTTCGGCGCCGGGCTCAAACACGCGATCGAGCGCGGCTGGCTCCAGCTGCACGAGAGCGGGACTTACGTGCGCTTGCTAAGCTCGGGCGATGGCTTACTCACTCAATAG